GTTTTCTGTAAATATCTTCAAGTCACTCATAATGGCGCTCCTTTCTGGCTCTCTGGCTGATTTATTTATTATTCAACATTATCATCAGCTGTCATATCTCTTGTGTCTACGATAGTAGAAGTATTGCTTCTGCCAATGTGATTCAATAATTTACCTAGTGGCTGAAATAATTTGTAAAGCAGAAACCATACTGCCACTGCTCCACATATCACTAGAAATATAAATACTGAATTCATACATTCACCTCACAATGCTTCTAAATAAATCCCGCCACTCGTCTTTTTCATTTATGTATTCTGCTCGCTCGAACATAAATTTCAACTTATAAATATCTGATTCTGATGCAACAGATTCAGTATGCATGAGTTTGAATTTTCTTTTAAGATATCCAATTTCAAGAATACATTCTTCTGGAAGTTGGGTGTAATTCATGACGCATTCTACCAAAACAATTCGTTTATCTTCTTCATGATGTATTTCAATGTCTGCCAGTGCATTAATGATTTCTTCATCAATAACCTTAACGGGATAATTCACTACACCATATTTCATATATTCACCTCCGTCTGGAATCCCTAACTGTTTGTAAGTAAACACCGCTGTATACTTATTCCCACACTTGCAGCAAGTTTCCGTAATGGTACAGGTCTTTTCTTTATCATCGCACTCTGAAATAGCTGAATCCCGGAATCTACATCCGCCTGTCAGAATACATTTAATCCGTTTTATGTTCATCTGGTTCCTCCAAATAATTGATAATTTCATGTGCGATATGTGCCAATTCCATTCTGGTATGTCGCTCAAAAAATTCATCAAAGTCAATTTTGAATACTGAATCAAATTTCTGTGATTCATTGATTCTTTTTATAGTTTTATCAAGTTTTGTTTCTGGATAAGGTGGGTTTATATAACAAGTCAAAGGATTATTTTCATTATGTACCTCCGAATCGCATATAACCGGATACCATTCAACAGCAGTTCTTTCTCCTGCGTCTTTTTGAATTAGAATATTTGAAAGTCCTCCAATATAACATTTTATGACCATATCATCATTTTTTATTTTTACTGAATATTCCTTTTGGAATTCAAATGCAGTGTACTCAGTATAAAATTTTAAAATGGTCTTTGTAATTGGCGGATAAGATGTAAGAAGAATTTCCTCGATATCAATCTGCGCATATGTTTCTATTCCAAGTTCGATGATCTCAATCGGAATCCTTTTAACCACAATTCTCATACATTTACCTCAAACTCTTTCTTGCAGTTACTACCCTTGCATTTCAATTTAAGATGCCGAATTTTTGTCTCTGGGCTAATCAGAAGTGCTTTCTTCTGGCAAAACGGGCAGCACGCCCATACGCTTCCTTTTATGTTTTTTATTAACGCCTGTCCGTCCCATGACTCTGGTGGATTCATGATCTGTGAGAAGTCTATTCCTTCGAATTCGAACGCTGATTTAATGCTCATTAAAAAATCTCCTCAAATCTTGGTAAATATTTCCATGTTGTAGTTATCACGGATATAATCCATGCATTCAAACAGTTTTTTTCTAACAAATTGATCGTTTGCAATATCTGGATGTATGTTCAATATGCAGCTATCCTTTTTGCCGTCTTTCTGAAATTTCTTCCAGTCAAATGTCATTACGAACAACGGAATCCTTGTAAGATTCTTTGTCTTATGCCTTATGTATAGATTGAAAAGTTTCTTAATCATAGCGTTCTCTCCTATCTTGTAGACCACGTAACTATTTTATTCTTGCACTGCGGGCATATGATGTATTTCTGCTTACGTCCATATCCAGATGGCATATTTGTAGCAAATGCTTTCTCTATGCATTCTTCTTTCACGTCTTCGTTTTCATCATAGCTCAATAACGCACCGCACTTATCGCAAGTTACTTCTTTCTTTGTTCCCGGTTTTAATATTTTAATCATGACAATTCTCCATTTTTCATCATGCTGTCTTCTCAAACAAACCAAGAATAAACTCCCGTCCCATCTGTGTAATCCGTCTATGGTAGATTACTTTTCCAGAATCCAATACTTCCTGTTTGATTTCCTCATATCCGCAGTCACTATAGTTGGAGTACATCAACCACGTACCGTTTACCTGATACTGTATCTTCTTTTCTGCCAGGATTCGGTTTAGCTGCATTGCTGATTTCAGCCCCAATTCTTTGGCAATCTCAGTAATGGTATATGTTTTGTTGACGTGCATCAGGATAGCGTTCTTCCTCTCGGCTTCTACTCTTGCAGCACGTTCCTCTTTCAGTTTAGTCAGAAGCTCGATGCCGAAGTCTGGATTATTCAGGATATTATCAATAACATTGTCCGTAGCATATATGCCGTGCTTACGGATAGTCTTCAGAATCTCTTTGACTTCTTTCTTGAACTGTTTGGCAATCGGCTTTCTGGACTGCATCAGGACTTCGTAAAGTCCGTTCTCGGTAAGCAAATTCATTTGCCTATTCTGACCTGCCCTAAGAATTGTTGAGACCAGCTTTTCATCATCATCAATTCCTCTGAGCATTTCCGTCACATTGCTATGTTCAATCCAATCAGCTACATCATTGGCCACAAATAACGGTTCCTCTGCTGTTCCGTAAACTCTAAACTGTTTTCCTAACACTTCCTGCTCATTTAATACCTTCAGTTCGTTCATTTCTCTCTTTCCTCCCTGTGATTCATCTGGCACTTGATCATCTTTGCTATGTTCTCACGTTCCTGTTTTATTCCATGTCCCTGACGGAACAATTCGCATTCAAGGATATTTCCGCATTTGGAGCATTCATCTTTGATTTCTTTGCCGAATACCTTCATCGTTTTTCATTACCGCAATAGATTAAAAGATAACTTGCCAACTCCCTGAGGTCGTTTTTGCTATATAAGCGGATCCCATCTTTTAATCCTCTGTCAATTAGCCAATCTGCTAATTTTAAAGGTTGTTTAGGGGGTTCTCCCTCTTTTGGGGCTGCCGCTTCAGCATTTGACTGGATAGTAAGTCCGTACCACAAATGACGGTGCCAGTATTCCAACGCTTCTGGGCTGCATCTCTCTTCTAATTCCGAAAATACCTTTTTGTAATCAGATAACTCTTTTTGCATTTTCTTTGCTTCTTGTTCTGTCATTTTCAATACCCTCCCAGCATTCACAACTATCATCAAGGCATCTGAAATCCGCACGATGTTCGCTTTCACCATTACAGCAGACGCTTTCTTCCAGTGCGTACCATTTTTGCATGTACAACAATAATCTTTTTCCATAATGTTACTACCAAAAATAAAAAAGTCCGGCGGGTGGACTTGAACCACGCATCGTCACCCAACGTGAACCACCGGAACCAATCAGAAGGTAAATTTGAGCATTTTGGAAATGCTTTCCGGTAATGGCAATTTACCGGAATCGGAATGGCAGGAATCGAACCTGCGACACATAGTTTATACGTTGCTCTACCACTGAGCTACATTCCGTGCCGCTTACCACGGCTGATCACCTCGGTAAATGAATGAGATGATTTCCATTTTGCACAACATATAAATGATATGCTTTTCGTACTGCCCAGCAGTCCTCAGGATAAACATCAACCTTTTCCCATGGGTTTAATCCGCTTGAACCATAGGCCGCCCGTGCACTGACAGCATAGAACGAACGAATTAATTTGCAGGAGACGGATTCGAACCGCCGTTCTCAAGGATATGAGCCTTGTGAGATTCCACTTCTCCATCCTGCCTTAACCCGGATTGCACCGGGTTAGCAATAAGTTTATCGTGTTATGCTTTCCACTAGACTGTTTTCATCCGTGTCAGTCCCACGGAGTTGTTTCGGAGGATTATTCCTGAAATGCCTCTTGAAAACTCCCTGTCGTCAACGTGCACTCATTGGCGACATATTCAACTCAGAGACAGAACCGAACGGGAAGTTGTCTTTTCACTCCGGCTACGCCGTTACGTACCTTCTGAAAAGCAACCCACATACACACATTCGGCAGTTTTTTCTATCCACAAAACGGATGGATAGCTTTGGGAGAAATGGAAGCTCTGGGGCTCGAACCCAGGACCGACCGGTTATGAGCCGGTTACTCTAACCAACTGAGCTAAGCTTCCTGAGTAGCAAAAAGATACAGGGTCGCTGCGATATCTGTCTTTTCACTACTGTTGCAGTTCTTGACCGCCAGCTGCAACAAAGGTTGAAACCACCCGGAACATTTGACTGTTCCTTTAGTCATCGCCGTTGCGATAGGTGGTTAAAGGGTATTTCATAAAAAAAGGAAAAAGAAAATCCAATCTGCATCAAAAGAAAGATGAAACCCGATGCAGAGCGGCGCATGTGGGATTCGAACCCACGCATAACGGAGTCAAAGTCCGGTGCGTTACCGCTTCGCCAATGCGCTATGTTGCGGCAGTCGCTCAACCCTGCCGCACGTGATATACTTCAAAAACACCATTGATATATTTATGTTTTCCCTGGAACGCCTGTATCAGTCGTAACTCATTTGGAGGAAATTTGGTTTTGGATATCTATTTCATTATTATAAATCCGTACTGATACAGGCTATCTAGGGATTTCATGCCTCGTCCTGTCCATGATGAACCTTCCTCCAAGTCCATACGGCGAGGGCTTTACCTTTGCTTTTATTATTTTAATCCGCTCTACCAATATCAGCGGAATTAAAACCATTGGAAATGCCAGTAACATTTATTTCACCTCACAGGGATGTTAAAAATAAAATCACGCTTATTCCGGTTCCGACAAGGATCATCGAACAAGCGGCAGATTCCCATTTGTCTTTGTTGTTATTTGTCACGATCTCGGAACTTGCCGAAACGAACATCAGGACGTTTATTGCAAGTGCGATTATCGTGAATATCGTCCTCATCGTTCTTCTCCAATCATGAAATCAAGAATTTTTTCTGCTGTCTCTTCTTCGGGCTCAAATGGAAGCCCGCATGTAGAATAGATTTCCAGAGCCGATTTCAGGCTTGATTTGAAACCTTGGTATATTTCTCCATGTTGAAGCAGTTCGTGTCTTAAAACTGAAATTGCATCAGTAATTGATTTAGAACTAACACTAATCTGTGCCAGACATTCCATTTCGATATCCGGGCTCCCCATCATTTCAAAGTTAAACGTCGGTACTTCATCGACCGCAACATGAAAATCAACTGATTTTACCCTCGGTACTTTATGTCCGTCAATAAAGCACTGTGTCCCCCTCCAGTCATACGGATTCGGATTTACAATCTTCACAACAGACATTTTCGTATCCCCTTTCCTGTGCGTTACAGTACACCAGAAGGTGCTCTGCGATTTCCTGAAGCTGAACTGGATCGTATTTTGGAATCGCAACCAATTTGCCTTCAAGCATCGGGGATAGTGGTGCGAATACCGGTGTGTCCGTAACAATCGTTGCTTTTATCAGCATAGCTGCTACGTCAACTGGCTCTGACGGTAACAGTTCATAAATTCCTTTTTCTTTATTCATGCTTCTTCTACCTCCCCGAAATATTCTCTATACAATTCATATCCATTTTTCCCCATTACAGCCCTAACATTATCTTCTTGTTCTATCCGAAGATCGCTGTATGTAATAGTTATTTTTACGATCTGCATACGAAATTCGCCAACATCTTTTATTGCTTCATCTTTTATCTCGGTCTCTTCATCGGCAGAAAACCATCTCCCATGTGGTGACAAAAAATAGGCTCTGCGCTTTGATACGTTAAACGTAACCTCCTGCAAAGATGTATAATCAACAAATGCTTTTTTTGAAGCGGATGTATCATATAACTTTCCATCTTCCAGAACAGTTCTTATATGGTAATATACATATGTTCTATAATGGTTTAAAGGCTTTTCTCCTGGTTCTTCAGAAGGCCTTTTTTGTTTTTTAAAAAATTTTTCAAGCATCGTCTTTTACCTACATCTTCCGAAAATACTGTGCCAAGGCTTCACGGGTGATCTGCGACACGCTTTTACCGGTACGGTTCTTTTCCGCTATAAGTCTTTGCTCCAATTGGTACGGCAGCCGGATGCGAATGGATTCACCTTGTGGATTATTCTTTTTCATAGGCAGTGTCCATCTTTACCGAAAGAACTGGTTTGTCATCAGTTTTTGCCAAAAGTGTAATACCTTTTCCGTTCTCCCAGGCCGATGTTGTGAGCTGAATATTCGTGTTTCCCGTTTTATTGCAGATATTCAAAAGTTGTTCCGCTATACTCATCAGCCCAGTCCGAAGATACCCGTCATTATTTACTATTTTCTCCATATTTCTCGCTCCCTCATTTATACCGGAATAATTCCCTGCCCCTGAAGCAACAGCCGGAATGTTTCCTTGCCTTTTACGGTGATGTATGTTTGAACATTTGAGTACCCATAAGGCGTTGAAAAATCTTTCATCTGGAAAAGTCCTGACTTTCGATGCTGTTCATATGGCTTGATGATATTGTGCCGATCTCGATAAATATACCCCTTATCTGCCAGCCATTTCGTAAGCGTCTTGGGTGGCATGTGAAATTCTTTCGCAGCGTCCCGAAATGTTGTGAGCAGTCTATTGTCTACCAGGCTGTCAAAATAATCAACTTTAGGCTTCTGCTCTTTCACTTTTTCTTCAAGCAACTGTTTTTCTCGCTGTTCTTCAATCCAACGCTCAGCACGCTTGATCGGATCGTCAATCTGGTAAGAATCTATCTTTCTATCTACTTCGTACTTTCCAGTCTTACGAATAGACGGAAGTACTTCTGATGTGACCCAATGTTTAAATTCTTTGGCTTTTTCAAGCTTACTACTAAAAATTAATGAGAAAAGGCCGGATTCATTAATAGCTATAATATTCCTTGTCTGTGTCCCGTCATAAAATGGTACTTCTGCCTTATCTTCCAACTCTACATGCCTTTGTATATCTCGACTACCATTTTGGTACCCGAGGGCTGTTGCAACATCAATTCCAACAAACTACGGAACACCGTTTATCGTTACTGTTCTTACGCTTCCAAATTCTGGATTGCTAAAAATCATCATTTCATTCATTCCCATACCTGCCTTTCTTGGTATTGCCTTATTTTGTGTTGGCAGAGAAACCGTTAAGGCTTACGGCTTGTCGTGTTGCAATCACTATCTCTGCCATGTGAAAAGGGCCTTTTTGTTATTTTATTTACTTTGGGGGCTCACCCGGCTCCTGGTGGCTTTTCCTCCAAGGGGGTCCCCGTCTCCTCCGCACGCTATCCGGTCAGCCCGCCGCCCCATGGGACCCGCTGCACCGGATCACGCTGTTGTTGTTCGGCCTTCGGCGGTGGCTAAAAGTAATGTTTAATGTCGAACATACGTTTCTATACGACAAACTCTCGTTTTCCATATAGATCGATATACAACATGCACAAATACTGGCGTTGTAACTATACACATTGTATAAATACTGCCGTTTTCGTGCTAACTGCCGCCTTTTGTCCGTACCTCGTGGACGTTTCCGGGCGGTAGTTTACAGCTTCGGTCGCTCCATCTCCGGAAGCTCCAGCGCGTCCTTATACCGGTCCGCGATCTGCTGCGCTGACTGCTGCGGGATGCCTTGCACATGATCCGCCTGGACCGGTGCTGTCTCTGCCATGCCATAAGCTGCTTTTGCAACGAAGATCAGGTTTGCGTTCGTTCCTGGTTGGTTGTGTAGTCTGTTAAGCGTGCAGTTTTTGCAAATATCGAACCATTTTTTCACCGTGCTGCTATGTGCTGTGGCGGTTCTATAGTCCCCGCGCATCCAATCACTAAACGTTGAGCGATTAATTCCTACCAGAAAACTAAATACTTCCAGAGTCGGTAAAACATGATACTTACTGCACAGCCTTACAAACACACTAAACATATGATCTAATAATTCTATATCATCGTTACTGGGTTTCTGTATGTGATCAGCAATATAAAAAATCATATCAACAAAACTGTCAGCTACTTCTTTTCTGTAATTCTCACTATCAGGTGATACACATAACACTGTATTAATATATTCATCAGCATATATATTAATATTACTCAAATATACTTCTGTTTCCTTTTCTGTTTTGATAGTATTATCTTTCACTGTATCACCTCACTTTACAACGTTAATCTGTTAATTTAGTAAAATAAAAAGGACGATACCAAACCGGTTAGCAATCGAAGAACACGCCCAGCAGCTACGATCAGCGCCGGAAGTTCCGTAAATGCTTTTCAGTTTTTATCGTCCTTTGTTTAAAAATCGTAAATGTATTTGTTTATCTGCCATTTACAATAGCACATGTAAGTCATTAATGCAAGCATAAATTTATTTTTATTGCTCAATGCATAATAAAAGACCTATTAATAAAATAATCCGTTATAGCTCAATATACAGCGTTATAGAGCTATATATATTATAATATAGTGTATCTAAGTATATATTAATCAACTCAGAATCTAGGAGGGGCTTAAAAGATGTTATTATACAGTACTGTATAGAATTAATTAATAGGGGATTATATATATAATATAATTATATGGGCGTTTTGGCACAGAAAAAGCCAGGCTTCCGGCGTCTGATCCGGTTACCTGGCTGAATGATTTTTATTAATTTTCGATTGGCTCGCCCCTCCTGAGTTCCTCGTTAATGACACGATAGCACATTTTATAAAAACCTGTCAAGCCAAAAGCAAAAAATATTTTTCTTGACAAAACAAACATTTGTGTGCTATGAATAATTTAACAGACTTCGGCGGCGGGTCTGTTCTCCCCTCGTTAGCCGCCACAAAAAAACGAGTTTAAGCCCCTGGAGATTGTCCAGGGGCTTTTTTCTTTCCACAATGGGGCTATTAATTTCGGGTATTAGCTTAATAGTTAACAGTCTAACTTTACATTCAGGCAAAAACGCCTGTTCCAAAATGGGACTATTAATGTTTTGTTAGCTTAATAACTAATGATCCAATTTTACATTCGTCATAAAAATGACGTTATAGTTATAATAGTATAATCATTGTCAACTGTCAATAATCACATTAAAAACACCGGGTTTCCGCAGCTGTCAATTTCGGTTGTGGCTTCTTGCCCTGCGTCAAGATACACTGTTTTTACATCTTCAAAAATTCGTCGCTCTCTGTCTATCGTGTATTTTTTATGCAGTGCGTAAACAGTGCCGGAGATTCCCGGAAGTACCGGCGCATAAGCTGGCAAACTCAGCGCCACTTTTTCCGGTGGCAAAATGTCAACAACTTCGACATTATCAATTCTCAGCAAATCCTCATGCCGTCCCAGGCTTGGAAATCGTCTCGGATACTTCAGCATTTCATAAATTATGTCAACTTCCTTTTCGTTTTTTGGCTGAATGTGCAAACGCAAATTCAAATCTGCGACAAAATCAACCAAAATCGGCGTATTAACCCAGCCTGTAAACCCCGGGCCGTTTTTCACTCGGACGGGAAAACGCTTTTTAAATTCTTCCGTTTCTGATCCGGCATAAGCTCCACCCTTCCAGCGTTTTGTAAACTCCTGTTCGTTCATCGTTCCGCTTCCGGCTATTGATATGTTCATGTCGTGCCAGCTACTCCACCGGCACAAAAAATGGACCATCCCGGCAACTGTAGAAAAAGGCGGCAGTGGGTACGTATATACCCTTTTCCCGGCGTGCGAAAAAGGCGTTGCGAAAACGCCCTTTTCCATGTATCCCTCTATTAACACTGTCTTCATGGCTCTTCGGCCTCGCATCTGAAGCCGAAAAGGATATCTTCGTAAAGCTGATCGGGAATTTCCTCTTCCATCAGTGGCTTTCGGTTTTCGGTTCTAAGCTCTTCGTCAAGACTTGCGTCGATATCTCTGAGAGCCTTTTCCCTACTGAAGCCCATTTTTACAACTTCGTTTAAAAGATTGATTGTTTTTTTCATGTCTTTTTCCTTTCTTTGTGGTATAATATTATTGTCGCTTACAGAGGATGTTCTGTAAGTGGAGCGGCCAACAATCCCGGTCGCCGAGGATTGAAACAATAATTTTAAGTGTAAAGAGCTGGTTTCCGGCTCTTTATTCTTTCGCATTTTTCCCGTCCCCGTAACATTTATAAAAAGTTTCTACCAGCTCCGCCAGTTCCTGCGGCGTAAGCTTTTCTTTTAAGCTGTCCGGGATACGGCTGTAGTTGGCCGCAAAAGTATCGTGATACTTTCCAATCTTGCAGGCTTTTTTGACCTGCTCGAGCTTGTACATTTCTCCAAGCTCTTCTATGGTAATTCCACCGTTTTTAACTTCTTCCCGTCCTTCTTTTGTCAAGATGGACATTGCTTCTTTCTTGCTAACAACTCCGATTCCGTTGATTCTCATTTCTTTCCCCTCCTTGTTCTATTCTTCAAATCCCGGATACGGCTTGAAAGTTTCGGCCCATTGCGCCTCGTCTTCTTCCGTCCACTCCGGTTCCTCTTCCGGTTCAACCTCGTAGGAACATCCGGCAGCGTCCTCAAAGATGTTATCTTCGTATTCGGTCATCCACTGACCGTCTACAAGGCAATCATATCCAGTTGCGTGGATGTATCCAATACCGTCCTCGAAACGATCGAACGGCATATTTTTAAGTTGTACCCTTCTTGTAGCTTTTCCAGCCTCTGTATTTTTCATTTCACCCCTCCTGTCCGCCCCTCCTGGGGCTGTGTGATTGATTTTCTTTAACTGTTTTTATTATACATCTTTGTGTATCATATGTCAATACATAAAATACATTTTTGTGTATTTATTTTTTATATTCTAATATATCACACGGCTGGCATTCAAGACGATCACACAAATACATTATTGTGTCAACACTTACGTTTTGATTTTTTACCAATCTATTTACCAATGTCGGCGAAAGATTAAAAGTATCTTTATTTTTGAGATCAGCTTTTTTTACTCCCCTTCTTTCCATTGTTTCCCACAATCTACTATATGAAATGTTTCCATGGTATAAATTCTTTCTTTTTTCTGTTTCCGGCATCTGAAAAATCTCCTCTCTTTCTATTTTATATATATTATAATACACTTTTATGTACTTTGTGTCAATGGTAATTATCTTGTACATTTTTGTGTATTTTATACATTTTCGCAATACATCTTTGTGTATTTTTTATATTTACTTTTGATACACAATAGTGTATTATATAACCATCAAAGGAAAACAAAAAACATTCACCCCCGGGGTAAATGAATAGGAGGAAATGAACATGAAAATAACAAGCATCAAATGGGAAAAAGGTTCCCTCAACAGCACCGCAATAGAGAAATTCAAAGAAATGGGAATTGACTATCATTACTCCCATTTCGGGGAGCTGCTGGCCGATCCTTACGGCGTGGGCTTGTATCTCCCAGTTAAATATAGACGCGGAGATCTGGATCCGTCCCTGATCAACGTAGAAGTTTAACACCTCCGGCGGCGGTCAAGCCGTAGCCCCAACGCAACCGCCGGATTTCAAAAGAATCAATTAAGGGAGGATAATAACATGGCTAAAATTGAAATTAAGGACGGTAAAATCTTTTCGGAGAACGACTATCGAACTGATGTATTTGAAATCGTGGAGAAAATTCCAGAGAATTACGTTGTCTGGAATATCGGCGAAAATATGGGGACTGATAAATATATTCCCATCTGCCAGCTCAAAACAAAATACGATGTTGATCTTTTCAGTTTGAAAGCTGTTCCGGTAACGTCAGAGGAATATAAAAGACTTCAGGATGCTTCTAGCTGGGGAGTAAGTTCTTTAGAAAATGCTGAAAAGGCATTGAAAAGTAAAAGGCGTGGATATATTTCAGACAAGAAAAGAGTTCTCGCAGCTTCCGTGATCGAAATTTTTCGGAAGATAAGTGCTTTTCAGGCGTAATGGTTCCTGCCGGGTTCGATTCCCGGCATCGCCCTTTAATACCAGCCAAAAAACTGGTATAATAAAATAAATCAAAAATGGAGGATAAAAACATGAGAAAAGAGGAATTGTTATTCAAAAAATCAGAAGCTGTAAAAAATATTCAGTGGTACGTTAAAAACGTACTTACTGACGAGGATTTAAAGGCGTTTTCAATCCCGCAGCTTAAAAAAATGATCGAGTTAATTGATCGCGCGGAAAAATTCCGCGAAAGCTGCGAACCTTTTTGCACACTATCAGCAATCGAGGTTGTACAGAAAAGTACAGGGAAAATTGCGCTTTTTGAAAATTCCGGAGAAGTTCGCGAAGAAACTTCCGAAGAGTATTTAGACGGCAGAAGCGAATGGGACGGTGGTGTGAGAATGTACCGAGAGATTACAGAGGGCAGCGAAAAAGCGTGACATGTGTCACGCTTCCCCACTTTTTTTGCATTTTAGCAAATATATAATAATATTTTTCAACTCAACGTCTTGCCGTAGACCAAGGCGACCCTCAACGAAATCATGGTACGTTAAGGACCAGCAACTGTTGCTAACTGATGTAATTATATTACATCATATAACCGGAAAAGTCAAGTTGAATCAATTAAAAAAGCGATCTAACACCGCACGTTAGACCGCCCTAGAAAATGCTTTCGAAAAAGTCGAATAGCATCCAGCTGTTACAATATAGCATTTTTTTCTTAAATAGTCAATACTTTTTCGGTATCTGGTAAAATCCCGGCTCCCATGGGTACAGGGAAGAAAGAAAAAACATGAAGAAGAAAAGTAGTTATATTGCTGTACAGGTGACAGAGAACGGAAAAAACTATGCTTACGCTGTAAAGGTTTCCGAAAGCGATAACTTGCTTTCAAAGCTTAAAATAAAAGGCATCACAGCGGCGAACCTTTGCGGATCTAGGAAAGAAGCTGAAGAAGTTGTCGCAACCTGGAACGAATGTTTCAAAGAAAATGGTTCTTATATGTTTGGGGAGGTGTTCTACTGATGAATAAAAAAATAATTGAAATCAGAAAACCCACGCAAAAACAAACCGTCGCCGCTATAAAAAGCGGCGATTTTTCAGAAGTTGAAAAGATAGAGGACGCAGCACGCCAGGAAGCGGCAAAGGTTTTTCTTGCGGTCGCTTCCGGTTCTGTGCCGCTGATTTGGTACGACTTGCCGCCGGTTCGCTGTCAGTCTGGGGCGGTGTCCGTCATGCGGTACGCCCTGCACCGGTCAACGAAGCAAGACGGATTTTTGCAGCTGTCTTGCATGGAACTGAAGAGCGGTCAGATCATCCCGACTTCTGACAGGCAATACAACACCACTGACGGCGGTTTTTCGGAGTTTTTCCGGGACTTGCCCCGGTCAGTTAATGCTAATTTTTTAGAGCAGTGAAAACGCTGCTCTTTTTCTGCTGCTCTTCCGGTATCCAGTCCGGCGCCAGGTTCACGGCTTGGGAAGCGGATCAGGCTTGTGAAATCTATCTACAAGCCGTGTACCTTGAAAACCTAACAGCTTTGCTTGCCCGGAAATGCGGTTGTTGATTTGCTTTTTTCACCGCTTTTCGTCTTTTTGGCGTTCCTTGATGATTTTACCATTACCGGATTTTTAAGCCGTTTTTGTGTGCTTTCGTCAATCAATACTCACGGTTGACGGGGCGCCGGTATGGTGGTACTATGATTATATATAGCCGTTTCCGGCTCTTTTTGTCGTGCTTGCTTTGTGCAGCTGGTGCCGATCCGGGGCGCAGTGCCCGAACAGCGGAGAAAGTATGTTCTATTTTGGATCCGCTGTACAACCGTCCTATTTGGCTTTTTAACGGCCGTTTAGATTCCGGTAGAAGAAGTATAGCCTTGTCAGTTCTGCGGGCGTTGTGGGCGAAAATAGAGCGTCAGTTATTGACCACGAGGAAATCCCGGCACCGGTCCGCAGGTGGTCCGCAGCCTTTTGCAGGATGTTCATGCCAGTTGTGAAACGAACGATATTTCTGGCGGTTCTTGAATATTTGCAATATTCAGACACAGAAAAATGCCGAAAAACGGCGAAAAAAAGAACCGCTGGAAAATAATCTTTATTTCTGGATTTCCATTTTGTTTATCTTACATATATTAATCCATAGCATCTTCCAAGGGGATGTGAAATATCACGAATCAATTTAATTTATTTAATCCCTCGGATTTTCTCCTAGCCGTATTCTTCGTTTTGTATGTGGTCCGTTGTTTCCGGACTTTCACCTTCTGTTCCGTTTTATCTTTCTTCCTACGAACTTTATTGTGCGCTGATCGCTCAGTTGAGAATCCCATATTTTCCCTCCCTGTCCTTAATCTTCTGGTTTCTGCTTTTGAAACTGATAATTTCTATGTCTGTTTGCAGTTCCTGTGGTATCCGCCCAACGATGATCACCCTTAGTGGCTCCAATCTCCGGACCATCTCTTGAAACCCATTACAAAATTCCAGTCGTGATGCTTTTGACTTCACTCGCCCATTGGTGCAGCAGGCAACCGTGCTTCTTTTTGGTATTCCGTCAAAAATCCAATCATAGCAGTATTCCGGCGGTATGTTCACGTTTGGGATCATACGGATCCCGTTCATGTGTAAGTAATGTGCTATCGCATGATTGCGGTACTTCTGCCAGATGTTCATAGCGAACGGCATACCGCCTTCTCCGACCGCCATGCTGAAATCCGGTGTGATCACACTGTTGAAGCATTTTAGATGCTCGATATATTTGTCCGGACAATTCCAGATTTTCTCAAATTCGCTGTCATGGATATAGAAATTAACGGTCAAGTCCCTGTGGTTCTTTATCCGCCGGTCAAAGCTGTCTTTGAAGTCGACAGTATCCGCTCCAGGTCTGCCGGTATACCGTGGCATCATAGGAAACTGGTATGGTCCGTCCAGCTCTGCTCCCTCGATCATATATTCTCTCATTACGTCATATGCGGTATGATTCATGGTTATCACCCCTTAAAAACACAAAAAGACATCCTGTTCCGGGAATTGGAACCGATGTCATCATTAGTATGTTTCCATACTACCAGATATTTAATTAAATGTCAAAAAAATGTATCTCTGCTCTTCCGTTCATCTTTTGTATATTATTTAGATTGCAAATGCGTAAGTGTAGTTAAATTCCTTTTCACATCCATCCACATAGTTGATTTTCCTGTAAAATACGGCGTGTCGTTCTGAGAACTTATTTAAAAAAAAGTATTCAGAACAGCTCTGTTCATCCCGCTCGATTATTGACTTTTTTTTTACATCTCCGGTCTTTAAAAAGAACAAAATTTCGCACTCCTGCGGGCGCTTCGGATTCACTATTATTTTGTCCAAAAACTCACCCAGAACAGCTTTGGTAATATCTTCTGGACCAATACCTTGCAAATCATTTAATATCTTTCCGATTTCTTTTAATTTCAAATGGGAATCTTTATTGGCTTCTTCTTTCGATTCCAGTTCGGAAAGTTTATTGCTTATGTCTTGGATTTCATTCTTGAATTTTTCATTTTTTTCAAGATATTCAGAATTTGTTATGATTCCATCCAGATTAAGGTCGAGAAGTTTGTCTTTCTTTTTCTCTAGCTGAAGAATCATATTTTTAAGCCGGTTTATCTCAGCCCTATCGTTGCTGAAGTCTATGTTCTTTTCGACCAAACTTATATATTTTTCAATAGCTGCTTGGATATCACCAGATTTGTTGATAAGGTCTGCAAGCATTATTTTTAATTCTTTCTCATGTATTCCGAAAGAATTGCAGCTCTGCGCTCCGTTTTTTATGCGATAACTACATACCCATCTTACATCTTCACGTCCTCTTGCAGTGCGTTGTTTCATCCAGTACGGTGCTCCATCATTACCGCAAAAGATATATCCGGTAAACAAATTGTTTTGCTTAAAAGATGTTCTGTGGGATTTGATCGCATCGCTCCGTGTTTGCATAATGACATTTGCCTTATTCCATACAGATTCATCTACAATCTGCGGAACATGGTTTCCGTCGTCTTTGTACATCGTCCATTCGTCCTCTGGCAAAAACTCTTGCTTTTTAGTGAACATATCGACAACTTTTACTTTACCGCCGCAATAATAACCTTTATATTTCGGATTCTTGATTATCTTTTTGATATTATCTCGACTGAGTTTTCCACCTTTGTAATTTCGATACCCTTTTTTGTACAGGTATCTCTCAATGGTGGATGTAGACCATTCTCCTGTAGAATACTTTTCGAATATTTCTTTTATCATTGGAGCTGTTTTGGGATCAACTGTAAGCTTTCCGTCTTTCTTGATGTAACCGTATATTCGTGATCCAAGAACTACACCGTTTTTTATCGACTGCGCATGTCCGAATTTTATTCGATTGGAGAGTTTTCTTGATTCATCTTGGGCAATTCCGGACATTATAGTAAGTCGTAACTCACTATCTTCGTCAATCGTATTGATGTTGTCGTTTTGAAACCATACACACACACCATACATCAGTAATTCTCTTGTATATTTTATGCTGTCTAGCGTATTTCTCGCAAACCTGGTAATTTCTTTCGTTACAATCATATCAATCTTTCCAGTTTTGGCATCTGCCATCATGCGTTGAAATTCATCCCTTTTCTCAGTTCTTATTCCCGATATTCCATTGTCAATGTACGCACCAACAAACACCCAGTTTTTATTTTGAGCAATGAAGTTTCTGTAATATTCATCCTGGTGATGTATAGAAACCTGTTGGTCTTCTGATTCTGTGCTTACTCTTGCGTAAAACGCCACTTTTAATTTCAGATCGAAAATACTGCAAGTTTTCAGTATTTCTCTAGTGCGATAAACGTTCATGTCCCGTTCTCCCTTCTAGTCGGAAGAGCAGAGATAAGATTATTATACCTTCAATCTCATCTCCGCTCAATAGTTTGGTTTAATTTTCAGAGAGAATTTCAATATCAATTTTTTCTTTCATTTCTTTACTGATTAGTCCCTGAAGGTATACGTGTTCGTTCAATGCCAGTAATAACGCTTTGTTCATGTCGCACTCCTTTCTTTGATGAAAAAGCCTGAAATCCTTTTAAAACATTTTAGGCATATATTTCTATGTAAACTTATATAAAATGGATTCTAGCGTTTTTTAGTCAATCAATTACTTTGTTTTACAACAAATCAAATATATCTATCTGTCCTTTGATTTCATCTTCCTTTTCATCTGTGAAAAATTTGCAAGCAATGTAGTTTGGTTTCCAGTCCACATCTCCATTGTAGTTCAGGCACCTCGGATGCTTTCCAGGCCGGTATCGCAAACATTCATCGCATCTGTGGTACGGGTTTGTTCCGCCGGAATCTTTGTACATTGCGCTTATCTTAATCATATGGATCACCCTCTTCAAACAAACTGTACTTTCTTAAAATTTCCACTTCGTGTTCGCACAACTTTATCTGGCATTCATTGTACAACTGCCGTGCAAGAGTACCGATAGTCGGTTTTCCTTCATTTGCCTGATGCACATATTTGTTACTCTTTTTCACTACGTTCATCAGCTGTTCCGGTTCAAAGTCGTATGCTCTATGCAGTGCCAAAAGCAATGTTACACTGTTCTCAACATTCGCCCAGTCCTGCCCTTCCGTAAACCCTTGTTCGAAACCGGCGTTGTAGCTTTTCTCTCTTTCTTCTTCCCTTGCGTTTTCTACAACTTTGTTCAAAACGCTCACGGTTCTATTGATCCCGTCTTCCTTGCCTTTCTGGTACGCTTTTTCAATCTCTTCATTTCTGGCTGCCAAAACTTTTTCTCTGGACTCGTCAAACATCCGCTGCATTCTTTCAATCTTTGCAGCTGAATAAGGCATAGTTACCGGTTTCCCTGTGAATTTTCTTTTTAACACCGCACTGTTCATTTTTCGCCTCCCATGATACCTGCTATCATTTGCTGCTTCATTGTTTCCGCTATGTGCTCCCGGACAGATTCTTCCGGAAATGGGATCTCAAGTGACCGCTCCAGAATCCGGTTGGTGATACGTTCATCATAATTAAGTCGAGAAATACAGTAATTACTTGTGAAAATCGTGATTTTCCGGCTTGTATAGCGTCCATCGATAATTTCATAGTATTTCTCATTTACCCAGTCTTTTTCGGTCTCTGTACCGAAATCATCAATGATGAGAATATCTGCCCTGGCAAGTTCATCAATCAACTGCTCTTCTGTTTTGTCCGGACTATATCTTTTTCCCCATGTGGACTTGATCTCGTCAAGGATTTTCATGGATGTTGAAAATTTTACCTGTTTCTGATGTTTTTCAATCAGTTCATTCGCCAGGCTGCACACCATTCGGGTTTTTCCAGAGCCTTTTGTGCTAGAGTAAAAGTACAGCCCGATTCCCTGTTTCTGCATGTCGTTGATATTCTCCACCCAGTATCGGACAGCTTTCGCAGCTTGCTTTATTGTTTCCCGGCTCTCCGGCAGCTGGTATACTGCCGACCGGAAGTTATTAAACATTGCGTCCTTGTAGATATCCGGAATCTCTGCAAACTTAAGCTGATTCCTATGAATCATTTTTTTGCGAATACCACAAGAACACTCCTGGCAGTACGGAACTCCATATTGGTCACGGCTCCAGACCCATCCGGAATCATCACATAAATGGCAATGTGTCTGAGTCTCCGTCATCGCTGAGTGTTCCAAACGGGATAAGTGGTTCGACTTTTCTTTGAGTTTTTGCACTAGATCCATGTTTCCTGTCCCCATTGTAGTTACCCTCCAAAACCTTTAAGAAGTTATTTGGTTTTACAAACCAGTCAAAAGTAATCATCCATCCATTTTTGTTTTCGCCTCTCAGGAAATCGCTGTGGCGAATGTTGTCCATAGCCTTTAAGAGATCATCCATGCCATACTCTCTTATTCGGCCTTTAAGTAACTGGCATCTCTTTGATGCTGGTTTGATATCCCTGATAGGAGCAATGCCAACATCCTGTAATTTGTTCCATTCCTCAACAACACGTTGGACATCTGTCTGACGAATAGTATCTTTAGATACTATTAAATTATTATCTTTTTCTTTATCTTTATCTAATTCTATATCTAAACCTTTATCTATATCTGAGAGCGTCTTTGTTGCGTCTTTGTTGCGTCTTTGTTGCGTCTGCCGTCCTGATCGTTCTATTAGCCGAGTATCATCAATCGGATTCCCGCCCGTCAAAGAGTAGCTGCCGTTGTCCTTTAAAAGCAACATTTTCTTTTCGTCAGTATATGATGTTTCAGCATACCGATCTCTTGACAAAGTGTTGTGCATTCTCCAATGCTTAATTACAATCACGCCGTCCTCAAATGTAAGAACAAACCTTTTTGCAATCAATAATCGCAGGTCATCTTCACTTGCTCCTGTGATTTTCATTATCCTTTTTGTATTTCCAATGAATCCATCATCGTCAGCCCTCATGTTAAGATGAAAATATAAGCACTGAGTTGACAACGGCATCTCCAGGAATGCATCACTGTCAACTATTTTCATTGTAAACATTCGCTTCTGAGCCATTTATCTATTCCTCTTCTCTCCAATCTAATTTCTGACCGCATCTGTTGCAGTAATTATTCATACCAATATACGCATGATGCACCATACTGGAATGAAACATATCTTCTGGGTTATCACTGTTACATTTAGAATCTACATCATCGTCCGAAAAATCAATGATATGCAATCCGCACGACGGGCATATGCAAGCGGACTGTTACTGTGATTTTGCCCAATTAAGCAGGAAATGCAGCCATGCTCCGGCGTATCAATCACTAATACTGATTTACTCATTTTCTCCTACCTCTTTTCTGCAAAAATGCTCCGTACTGTGCAGGACTGATAACATCTTTCTTCTCTCTGGTAGCCAGTCCATATCCAAGTCTTCCATTCTTTTTATTTTCTTCTTTCGTAAACATGGTTGAAATGTCCTTGCCTTTACTCATCTGATTCCTCCTCAAGACAACAATACACTATTGGATAGCCAGTATCGCAATCACAATTGTTACAATTAATGTCTTCCAATGCTTTACTTTTTGCTATTTCCTCGGCTTTTTCTTTTGTATCAGCTTCAATATCGTCATAATCAATTGATAAGCTCACACCAACACTTACATACCATTTACTCATCTGATTCCTCCTGTAATAATTCTGGATTGTCAAAAATATTTCCAATAACTTCATCTTTGTATAGACTCCATCTCATTAATCCAAAATATGTAAAAATCGGTGCGTTATATTTAATAACACCAATTTTAGTTTCATCCTGCTGTGTGAATCGTAAAATGTCATTTTCCCAAATCTTCTTACCGTTCTTGTCACAAAGCCCCGTGAACTGGCAGACGGTTTCTGGGTCGATTTCCGCATATTCCCACACATTATAACTATCAGCGTGGAAGATTAAATGTTCTTCATTGCCTAAAAGGTCATATCTTTTCTGATAATATCCCTCGATCCATTTTCCATTATCTTTCCGCTTTGCCTTGAAAAGAATTTCTCTCATTCAACTCCACCGCCTTTCACGATTTTGATTGCAAATTCAAACGCATCAGTTTCACCCTCGAAATACTCTGATGTATTTTCTTTCTGTAATGCAGTAGCTCTTCTCATCTTGTTCCAGATCGTCTTGAAGCTGTTCTATCATTTCCAGAACACCACTTGCCAAAATCATCTGGTGGTCATCCGCAAGTTTCTTCATGAAATCATGATAATCCGATAATCTGTCTTTGATATGGCTCATACTTCCACCTCCTCATAAGTTTCTCTGAATATATCTGGCTTACACGGATAAAATTCGCCGTGTACACCGCGGATGATATAATCACCAATATTCGCCAGATGTTCGCCCTCAAGTGTCTTAATAACCAGACCGCCCGGAACCTTCCAATGGTCAATATAGAAATTCTTACCTTCTGCCGACATGTACTGGTCCGTACACTGATAGTCCGTCAGGAAATCGAACATTTCTCGATGATTTGTACCAGTCCACTGTACTGCATCAATTACAACTGGTTTCTTTCTGTACTTCATACAATCACCTCACTATCCTCTGGCTCTTCATTAAGCATTTTATATATGCGGCCAGAATGAAATGCCTTTCTTAATTTTTCATAATTAATTCCAGTAAGATCTGAAATTTGAGAAATTGTCATTGGCTTTCCTTTGAATTCTACAATCAAATTATTTCTTTTATTATTTCCTTGTATTTTTGCATCCACCCATCTACAGTTGTCAGGCGAATATCCATTATTATTATCAATGCGATCAATCGTTAAATTGTCTTGATACCCATTCTCTGTTGCCCATTTATAAAACATCATAAAATCATGCCATTCTTCACAAACATATATTCCACGACCGCCATAATCAATATATTGTGGGTGATCTTTGTGCTCGCATCTATATTTCATATTGCGCCAGATGTTATATATCCTTGTATGCCTTAATCCGTGTCTTATAGCTTTTTGCCTTGCAATATCAACGCTTAAGCAACCGCACGATTTTGTTCTTCCTATTTTGAGCGCGTATGCTTCTACGGTTTTTGTGTTTCCGCAATCACATTGGCATATCCAATATGTTCTATTGGTATCGTCCGTTTTTTTTCGCTTTATTACTGTTAATCTCCCGAAACGTCTTCCTGTTAGGTCTACAAACTTACTCATATTTCATTTTCTCTTTATCCTGACTTCTGATTAACATTTTGCGTCCTCCTAGTATCTGACAATCTCAATATTGTTATCTGCGTAAAACCTGTATGAATCCTCTCTGATTTTCTTAACTTCGCACATGATAACTTCTTTCGTTTTACTGACAGCTTCCTCAAAATCCTCTGTTCCGAGATCGTAGTTGTAAATATTCAATACACTACAGTTGAGAAACAGTGCATCTCCATAGCCGACGTATTTGTGAATAACGATTTTTAAAGAATTGTAGTTTAAGGCAAAAATATTTCCGGTTTTAGGCTCTTCGTTATACTTAGCATTACTTTTGAATTTCATTGTCATCCTCACTTTCTCCATGTAAGCAACTGGCGCGCCATTGTGTAGTCTTCCATGATTTTTAAATAAAATCTTTGATATTCATTTGTGGGTTTCTTTCTAAAACAATCATTTCATCTTTAGCTCTCTGATAGAAATTTCTATCAATCTCAAATCCATATGCGTTTCTGCCAAGTTCCATGGCTGCTCTCAATGTGCTGCCGCTTCCGCAGCATGGGTCAATCACTACATCGCCAGGATCAGTAAATATTTCAATTAATCTTTTTAGAACTGCTATTGGTTTTTGTGCGGGATGAATTTTAGGAATATCCTTTCCGTCTTTTTCCCACTGAAACCAGTTAAAAACCATCTTTCCAGTGCCTCGAATAGTCTTTCCGTTTTCATCCGTCTGCGCTCCATTTCTGAACTTTGGAAGCTTATTTCGGTAAAATACAAGTGCGTATTCTGTAGCCCCTACCACACGCATGTTAGCTTTTAGTACCTGTGGGCTGTAGTTTTTAATAAACACAAGCGGTATGTAATGAACAAATCCATGTTTCGCAGCAGCATTGATCAGAGTTTGAATTTGCTCAAATGAACAAAATACGATCATACACGGTGCGTCTGAACTTCTTCCTCTTACCCCTGCCTTTTTAGGCTCTTTCCTCAACATCTTTGAACAAAAATGAAAATATTCATACAAATTAAAGTTGAAATCAGAGTTGAAAGCTGCTTTTCCAGCTAATTTACTTTCGCCGTTCTTATTATCTCCGCCCGTGTACCACATTGGATTACTGCCATAAAAATTGTTTCCAACATTGTAAGGTACATCCGCAATTACAAGTTGTGCTCTTGGAATTGCATATTTTTTATAATTCTGCATAGAATCACGATATATTTCACATTTTAAATTCATTTTTTTCTAAGAAGCCCGGTATACCCTTGCCCCGGCCGGAGGCTGGCTCCTTTCTGTATTATTTGTTATTATTTAGCTCTGCATTGGTATTCCTATTCAATTTCATTCAACATCATTCTTAATTTTCCGTAACATGGACAAATCCTTGTGTTATCGAAAATATCTCGCAGCAACACACAATGCGGATAAATCGCATCGACCTCATAAATGCGTTCCACTTTTTCCTCTCCGCGTTCTGTATACTTGATACGGTTTCCTTTGCGGATCCCGTACCTTTCTGCCAGATACACTCTCAATTCTTGAATCGTTATAGCATTATTCCTCATCTGAACATCTACTCTCATTTCTTCACCTAAAAGCCGATTTTATCTTCACTATCGAGGATTTCTTCATCCTTATCGTCAAAATCGAAATCTGGCGTTTCTTCTACATCAGTTACTTTCCATTTCGACATGTTCTTTCCTCGCTCAACCAGTTCCGCCCTCTGCTCTTCGGTCAGTTTTCTCGGGGCTCGTAAATTTGGCACGTATTTTCTCGGAACATGAGCGAAAATCGAGCCATCTTTGTTAATTGCGATAACCTTCACATCTTCCGGGTTTTCTTCTTTCAGTTTAAGTGTTCGATTCTTTAAAGTGCTTCCATTGTACGCTGATACCTCGGCATAATCGCTTCCACGTATCCATGCGATACTACATTCATTACAATTCTCTGCCATTATTTTCCCTCCGCTTTTAATATTTTTCTCAACTTCGATGTGAGTAAGTCAAACTGTGCAAGCATGTCTTTGTCCTTGTGCTTTCTAACAGTGATATCGTCTTCCGAATCATCCAGGTAATATTCACCATTGATAGGTTCTCTGTAGTCTATTTTTGATTTGAAGTCCCACCCGGAAAGACTGAACCTTTCAACAGCTTCTTTCCGGGTAAGCGTATCTACGAACATCCCATCTAAGGTGTACAGATCGTAAAGCTTCATCTTTCGTTCTTTCTTATCAGCCGGTATTTTCTGTGAGAATTGCTCCCCGAAAATTCAATCAGTCCATCATCCGCAAACTGGCGTAAATGTCTCTGAACTGCACTGGGGCTTAAGTCCAATTCCTCAGCTATCGTTTTGATCTGTGGCATTTTGCCTTTGCGTTTTTCGTATTTTACGATGAAATAATAAATATCTTTACGATTCTGTTTGTATTCCATGTGCTTTCTGCTCTTTATTTCACGTATAGTCATTTCTCATAGTTCCTTTCATCAAGCATTTCTTTGAATTTTTCGAAAGCTTTGATTGAAGTTTTGTTGTTCTGCTTTTCTGGCTTCAGAGTGATTTGCAAATGAGTATCAATGATGTGCGATAAATCACGGGCCAGAGTTTTCTTGCCTTGTTGGATACCATCACGATATCCTTTTGCTGGTCGGTAATCAGCAATCTTTTCTTTTCCCTCATCCTGTCCACCGCCAGTCTTATTTTTTACAATCCATCCGGCATCAATGGCTTTCTGGATATATTCTCGTTCTTTTTCATCAAGCTGTGATACCGGGCAGTGAAAGAAGTCAATCTTGTATCCGCTCTTATTTTCTTCCGAATACAACCCATGTGCTTTCATGGAACGATCAATATGCTGCTCGTATCCTGACATGTGTTGTGCCAGTCTGGTAAGAAGTTTTACTGACTGCCCGATATATCCATGGGTTTCGGTACGCCAGAGTATATATATTCCGGTTCCTTCATCCAGTTTCGGATTTACTTTCAGAAGTTTCTTCTTATTGCTAGCTTCAATGGCTTTCGCCTGTCTGAATTTCTTGTAATCCAACTGAAATTCCTTTCAATTACGAAAACGGTAAATCCGGATCGTAAGCCGGTTCAACAAATGTGTCACTTGCCGGTGCTGACGGTGGAACTGCGCCGATGTTTTCAGGCTGGTTGCTTCTACCCTTGCTTTCCACAAACTCATGTGTTTCTACCAGACAGTCATTTGTGTAAATCTTCTTTCCATCAGTGTCCGTATAGTTTCCGGTCTGCCAGTTACCGATGACTGCAATTTTCATTCCCTTATGCAGGTATTTTTCAGCAAAATCTCCATTTTTACCAAGCGCAACACAATTTATGAAATCTGCTTTCCGCTCGTTGTCTTTACGATACTGTCTTTCTACTGCAAGAGTGTATCTGGCAATGGTTATGTTGTTAGTTCCGGTACGTATGTCCGGGTCTTTCACTAATCGACCGATCAAAATTACTTTATTCATGCTATTTCTCCTTATAAGCTTTAGGCATCGGCATCCACGCCGAAACCGTATATTTTATCTCTCTTCCGACTCCAACATCTGCCCATTCGCCGTTTCCAATGTATCTCAGAGATGTTGGCCATTCAGCACCCTTGATTGTTACCGTGTACTGCGGAAGTTCCTCGATATCAACATCTTCGTCTGGCTCCGGTGGTAACATTAATTCTGTCGGAATCCACGCAACCACTGGATTGTAAGATGTAAGAAGTTCCTTTGCCTTTTCCAGTGCATCATTCCATCCTCTGTCGTACAAACTAGATGTTGGAGAAATTGCTTTTTTGGTTTTGTCCAGAACTTTAATTAAAATCTGCATCCCATCATTCCTCCTCATAGTCATTGCAGTACAGCGAACCGTAATCCCAGGCTAATGTGCAGCAATTACGGAATCTGCATTTGCTACAATCTGTCATTTCCATATCCCCTTCTCCTTTCAAAACGGAAACAAATTCAAATCAACTTCCAGTCCGGCACACCCAATCTGAACCAGAACATCATCCCCAGCAACTTCTTTGACTTCTTTAAGCATTTTTTCAGCATCCGAAGCATCACCGCTCAAATGTACCAGTGTTATCGTTTTGAGCGATTCCGTGAGATTTTCCTTAATGAATTGCTTGCAAGTTGACAAAGAACAATGCCCGGTGATCTGGTGCTTCCACTTCGGGTTGTTTCTGTCTATCAATTCCTCGCAGTAATTACAACCAACAACCAAGTGATTAAGTTCCATTGATTTGAATTTGTACCTGCAATGCTCAAAGTCTGTCAGGTAAAGAAGCTTTCCCATTTCCTCATGTTCCACTAGATACCCGAAGTTCGGGCACGGCTCTTTATTTGCAGATGTATGTGGCAAGCTGAACGGAACTGCGCTGAACGAGCCGATTTTAAAGTATTTCTTTTCGGCAACAACTTTTATAGTTCCGTCCGTTATACCTAAGTTTTTGATTGTTTCTTGCCCGGTATAGACCGTGATTCCGGCGTTCATGATTTCATGAACAGCTTCGGCGTGATCGCCATGTTCATGCGAAAGAAGTACACCGGAAACATTGTTTATCTGGTAGCCAATCCCTCTGAGAATCTTTTTGTAATCGCATCCGCAGTCAAGAAGAACAATCTCGCCTGTACTTGACTGCAAAGCGTAACAGTTTCCTTTCATACTTCCTGTTGAAATTACTCGCATGAACAAATCGCTTCACCTCGCTTTCAATTTTCTTCCACATATCGGGCAGTAATTAATCCTGATGAATGCATTTAATGTATAAAGTCTGTATTCCCCACCTTTATATCTGATTTACGTAAAATTAGTGCATTCTCCATTAAATTCTGTGTAAATCAGATCTTCGTTATCATCTCGGACAGGTCTACAATACTTACATTTCATACTTCATCATCCTTTGGAAATTGGAACACGATGTTTGCTGGTTCGAATTTCATATCTGGGCTATTAACCATGGTTTTGATGATTCCAAAACCTCTTGCAGCCATTTTTATGCATTCCTCGTAATCGTCATCACTCATTTCAACGTTTTGTGTAAGAAACATTCCTGCGTATGCTTTATGAAGCACCTTCATTGCTTTCTCGGCTTTTTCCTTTGTTGAATAACTAGCTATGACTGTCCCTTTTTCACCAACTATAGGAACATATGCAAATATAAGGTTTCCTGCTACACTCAATACTGTATTTTCGTATGGGATATCAAGATCTCCTGTCTGACTAATTAATCTCATTTCATTCTCCTTTCAATTTCAAAATCCATACTGTGGCATAATTTAATACAGTTTCCATGAAGCATATGGTTCCTACATGCTCCATATTTTTCGTTGAATTTTTTCATTGGCATCTTTTCTTCGTTTACTGCGCGAACCCATCTACGAACCTTTTTCTGAGTATTTCTTTTTCTGTCACCACGTAATTTTCTGATATATTTCCCCTCATCAGTCACGTAATGGTGAAACCCAAGATAACACAGTCCCATTCGGAACGGTACAATTTGCGATTTTGGGTTCAATTCCACCCCGAGACTTTTAACCATCATTCGAATTGCTTCAAGAATTTCTCTGGCGATGTCTTTTGTTTTGCACAACACATAAAAATCATCGTTATATCGTCCATAATATGGAATTCCAAACTCAATCGTTATCATCTGATCTAGCGAATGAAGTAGTAGCAATGCATATTTCAGGTTGACCTGGTTCCCTAATGGCAGTCCTGGATTTCCTGTGCTATCAATAAATAAATGATTCAACCAGATTGCAAAATCATCATCAAAATAGTAGTCAAGTACGTCTTTCATTATTTCATGATCTATGCTGTAAAAATATTTATGAATATCACATTTTACAATCCATCCATTTATTCCATTCTTTTCATAGAAATCCAACATCTGCTCCTTTAAACCGTCCATTGCCATATGTTGTCCTTTTCCCTGTTGTCCAGCGGTATTCCATTTAATCAGAATTTTTTCAAGCTTCGGAGTCAGAACATAATCGGAAAAGCATCTCTGCACTACTTTATCCTTGAATGCACATGATTCTATTGTACGTTCTTTTGGCTCGTGGATTTGAAACTTATTATATGGATTTATGGTATACGTTTGGCTTTCCAACTGTTCCTTTAGAAGGTGAATGCCTTCAAGAGATAAATTAGAAAACCTTGCAGTGCCTGAGTTAAATTTTTTACCGCTTTTAACCTTCTTGTAAGAACGATATAAATTTTCAAAATTTGCAACAATTTCTTTATCCATTGTTTTTGTTCCTTTATATTTATCCATTCCGGAAAGGTTATGCATTTACTTGTATCTTTACTGATTTCAGCTTTGTACTTACTCTGTCTGCCTGTGATCCAGGTTGGGCGAACACCGTTACTGTTGTTGTAGTTATTGCTGTTGATATTGCCGGAAGGCGAAACAACGGTATTGCAACGCATAACCCAAGTTGTTACCTGTTTCTGTCTTTTGTTCTCCATGAAATAGTCATGTACTTTATATCTTTGACCATTTGTGACCATGACTCCATTCCACCGGAGTTGATAATTCCTAATTCATATGAAAGTTCTATAAAGTACATCAACTCATCACAATGAGTAATGGCTTTTGTTTGAAGCTCTAATCGTTCTCTTTTATAATCTTTCAGATCAGTTCGGTTGGCTTCAAAAAGCAGTTCGTAGATTTCTAATGCTTTATTTTGCATTTTATCTACAAGTGAAAATCTGTATTTCTTCGGATATCGCCTGGCATTACTCGTAACTATTAATGTATGCTTTGCAAGCTGCTTAGCTTTTGTTATTACCTTTAAATCTTCATTTGCCATTAATCATCACTTTCCAATTCAAAGATTGAAGAAGAAAAGATACAAACTGGGCGAACACCGCCACTGTCGTAGTAGTCCCTGCTGCCGACACTGCCGGACGGCGAAACAACGGTAAGCGTTGAATTGTAATCATTTACTGGTGTACTCCATGGCGTAATCAACCACCACCATTTCGGCATGTTCGGCAGTAATTTACGATATTTCCGGTACTCATCCACAGTTAAAAGTGAAATCTTATCTTTGCAATGTCCGTATTCTGTCTGCCCGTCCAGAGAAAGTAAATCACGATCAAATTCGATGACTGCATCTTCTCCTAATTCGTCCACAATCTTTTTCAAGAATTTAGTGTTTAATTCTTCTCGAAGTTTACTTGAAATCCAGTTATTTGAATCCGAATCAAATGCTCTTTCTTTTCCATCGAATCCATTCAAAACGGCAAAATATCCTTTTTCTGTCTTGTCCAAAATCATCCATTCCATTCCGGCGATTTCTACCGTTTTACCAATTTTCGGCTTTTCCATATGCTGCTTTTTATATTCGGCAAATTCTTTGTTGATCCGGTTTAATTCATTTTCAAAATATTTCAGATTTTTCTTCATTTTCATTCCTCCACTTTAGATACAAAGAGATTGGATTTTAAGATACAAACTGGGCGAACACCGCAACTGTAGTAGTAGATACCGCAGTTGATAAGGCCGGAAGGCGAAACAACGGCTAGCGCATATTTCCATCCTCTTTCCACTGTGCTCCATGCGGAGCAAGTCCAATAGGAATCATCCAATTCATTATTTGGCGTCAGTTCTGTGTATTTACGTGCTTCATCAAACGTCAGTGGTCTAACTTTGCATTCCGTTTCTCCGATTTTCTGTCCATCCACGGTAATCAGATCTGATATGTCAGTTTCGATATTCTCTTCTCCAAATTCTTCTTCAAAATCTTTCAAAACTTCAGTATCACAGAGTTTCTTCAAGGATGATTTATTATAGTCAGTTGTACCATCATCAAATTTCACATTCTCTTTCACGAATCCGAGTGAAATGATCTTGGTATGCTCTGTGTACTGTTCCAAGACCTTGTATTTTCGCTTTCCGGTAGTCTGGAAGATATCTCCCGGATTAAGCTCGGATAATCTCACCCTGCATGATTTTTCCTGTTTTTCCAGAAGTTCAACCAGTTCCTTTGCTTTCTTTAAAATTTCACTATTTCTCATTTTTAGCACCTCCTTATTTTGCTGTAAGTGAAACCATTAAGTCGAAGAAGTTTGAAATTACCAGCGCAACCAGCATCGGTAAAGTGTTTTTCTTCTTAATGGCGTATACTGCAAGTGCAACGAAGACGATATAAGCAATCACGCATAATACTGTAAATACATCATGTAAACTCATATCACATTTCCTGCTACTAAAAACATATACAAATGTATATGCTAGATGATTCGCTACAATCTCACAATTTGTAGTTACTGCTTCATCGTGTATGCTTTGGTGGTCGCAAGTGACACACTACTCACAAGTTCTTGTACACTCCACAGTCGTAAATTCCCGACTAAGCCATCGGTACATACCTATAAATTCTTTTTTTATTGATTAGATATAGGTTCATCTAAATAGCTTTTCCTTTCTAAAATTTTGTTTTTTTGCCATTTGGTTTTCATGGACTTCTACCATTACTCAATCATTACCATCAAGGTTCTACCCTATAGTTAGCAAGACTGTTTCAACTTGCACTGGCTTTTCTTTCCTATGATTTCAGTGGTTTTAAGTTACCAACTAATACTATGGATTTTAAGTATCTTTGAGTATATTTACTCACGTTTGATAATATATTTAATTGCTTAAATTTCCTCCTGCTTCATAAAATCTGGAATCTCTGGTTCTTTACCTGCTGCCGGGACCGGTTCTTTCTCTGCTGCCTGGATAACTTCTGCGACCGTTGGCTGCTTCGGCTGTTCTTCGATTGCCATTGACTCTGGGATAAATTCTTCGGTGTTAGCGTTCTGCTCGATATCATATGCAACATCAGCTGCAAAAGCGTCATCTTTTGAAACCGTTTCTGTATCATTGTCTGCTTCCTGTACAAAAACATCACCATGAGTGTTGATGATCTGCTTTAAAGCACGATTGACAACAGTTTTCTTCGCCATCTGATCAGTGAATTTCTGGTGTGTGCCATTCCCATTTTCCTTGTATCCGAACCCCTGCGACCAAGCTTGTTTAATCTGTTTGATATTCATTACTTCCAGATACTTTGTTCCATCTTCCATCAGCACAACTGCATACGCTCCAAGGATTTTTTCATTATCAATGTTCAGAAAATCCTGTTCGTGAGAATCCAGAACCTTATTTCCATCTTCAATATGATATTTGAATTTATCTCCCTGGTAGATGATCTCCGCGTGAATATCTTTCATTCCGTATCTTCTGGCAATCGTCATGTTTCCGAAATATGATCTCTGGAACTGACACTGGCCGCTGTAAGCGATAAAATACCCCTGTTTCTTCTGCACTGAAAGTCCCAGTGTCGCCATGTTCATAAGACTGTTTGCGATGCTAATCTGGCTACAAGATTCCAGAATTGGTTTGTTATTCCTGTCTTTTGTTTCTTTGAGCACCAAATACGCTCCCATAAGTGCATTGCTGAGATTGTAGTCTTTTGGAAAAGAAAGACCATATTTACATTTTTCTTCAAGCTGTTTTGTCAATCCGTCAATAAACTGATTGTTAATCACAACTGCTGCCTGCTGTTCTCCTGCTGTTGCTACCTGTGTTTTGTTTGCCATTTTAATTCTCCTTTTCTTTTCTAATGATTTCATTGCTTTTCTACACCATTGTATTGCTTTTCCTTGACTTGCCATTCCTTTGCGATTTCATCAATGCGCTTCTATTCCACCGCTACGCCTATCGAAGCTCTTCCTTTGCGAATCTGTTCGAATTATTTTTAAATATTTTTCACACTTAATTCCCCATCTGAAACTTTCAGCAGAATCATCTGTGTATCCAATTCTGGAATCCTGTCCGAATTTACACTCTCGGTATCGTCAACCCAAACCGGAAGCCGTAAGTCGTTCATCTCCTGCAACCCCAGCACAAGGTCAATGTCGCAAAGAATCCGGTCACTATGGTTCAGGCCGTTTGCATAATCAATGCCGTTGCAGATCATCCGGCAAGTTTCCATCGGTTCTCCATCCTGCGTGTAGTCAAGGAACTGGAATTGAAAATGTTTGAAGTGCGGATTAATCACTGCTGCCAATGCCTTATTCTTCTCAATGGAATACTCGGTCAGCTGATCTACTTTCTGCTGAATGTTCGCCTGCTTCTGTGAAAGCTTTTTCTGCTCTTCCTGTAATGCTTCAAGGTTGTTGGCTTTTCCCTCAAGCCTTGCAGTCTGAGCCTTAATCTTTGCTTCAACATCTCTGAGCTTTGCTTCCAGAGAATGACGGTTGTTGCTTAATAAAATCCTGTCATTTTCACCGTTTCCGATGCCATTGAGACTTTCTTCCAGTGCTGAGATTTTTCCGCAAACTGCCTTGTGTTCTTCATCGCCAGACATATCCGGTTCTGGAATCGGTTTCTCTGCTTCCTTTTCCGTTTCTGCGATTTCAAGTGCCAGAGATGTGATTTCTTTCTTGGCAGCTTCAATAGCTGCTTCTGCTTCTTTCTTAGTTTCATTCGCTGTTTTTAATCCCTCGGAAGCTTCGTTGCCGTCCTCAGTGATTTGCTCCAGTTTGGTGCGTTTATTTTTCTCAAACTGTTCTTTCTCTCCTAATTTTTTGGATATCCTGGACTGCTTATTAAACTCAAACTTGCGTTTCGCAGTTTCCACCTGTTCTTCTGGAAGCGTCTGTCCGCATGTCGGACAAATAGCTAATGCCGGGTCAAATTCTTCTCCACGGATTGCAGTAAGTTCGGTATCTCCGTCCCACTTCTCTTTTAATGCTTCCGTATATTTCTTTTTAGCCTGTGCCAATGCTGCTTTGTGGCGTTCAATTCCTTTGTTGGCGTGTTCCAAATCCATTTCGGCAAGCCTTAATTTGCTCTCAGCATTTTTCTTGTCGGATTTCAGTGTATATAATAAGGAAGTTATTCTGTCATGGTTTTCTCTGGCTGTTTTACCAGCTTTCTCAACCAGTGCGTCACGTGAACGTTTCAGTCCTGCCAGTTCAATAGAAATCCGGTCGTATTCTCTTGAAGCATCGCAGAGTACTTTTTCCTGCTTCTCGTTTTCTTTCAGCAAGTCAAGAAGATCGTCCCTCTGTGCCCGAAGTGTTTCATCGCACTCAACCTGTCGGCCCTGCTCTTTTCTGATCTGCTTTGCGATATCATCAACATCTGACTTAGCTTTTCTCAGGTCCCTTCTACGTGCTTTCAAGATTTCTTCAATAGAATCTCCCTCCACGCCTTCGTTCTTTATCCATTCATACTCCGGATGCTCTGCTCTGAACTGTGATTCACTGAATCCAGCTATTCCTCCCAGTGTTTCCCTTGCTTTTGCTGTTGCTTTCTGGATCTCATTCAAAAACACTCTGGCGTTGCTGCACATGGCAATCGTATCAGGATCGGCAATCCTTTTAAGAATCTCCATATACTCGGTTTTGTTACGCTTAATTCCGTTGACGTAATATTCAACCGTATTAGATGACTTTCCTTTCTTGGTTTTTTTCTGAACAACATATTCCGTTCCGTCAACGTCAATAACCAGTTCTCTCACCACTGGATCATCAATTTCTTCACCGTCAACCTTTCGGCGGATATTGTTCGGAAGTGTTCCATCTGCCAGTTTTCCGGTCAGGACATCAAAATATGCGTCCATCAGAGAAGTTTTGCCCTGTCTGTTTCTTCCGGAAACTTCTGTTCTTCCTGCGAAATCAAATTCTCTTGCTTCAAATTTCTTATAGTTTTCAACGCTGAGTTTTTTCAAAGTTACCTTTTTCATCTTTGATTTCCTCCATCTCCATTACTGAAACTTCGTATGCTGTTTTTCTAACATAGGAACCATCTGACTGCTTCTTCCAATAGTCACGGCTCTGCATACGTCCCTTTAATTTAACTTTTGTACCTACTTTCCATTCAGAAGCTTTCACCGCCAGGTCTCTCCAACAAATACAGGAGATATATTCTGACCGTTTGTATCCATTAATTGCCACGCAAACTTCGCAGATTGTCTTTCCTAATGGCGTTTTTCTCAGCACCGGCTTCTTGCAAATGTTTGCAGTCATTTCTACCGTATTCACAAGAAGCGTCCCTTCTGTGCTGACATCGTATGCTTCCAGATACATGTACTTTTTCTCTTGGTGATCCGCTCTGACCCACTTGGAACGGATTCTTCCCGAAACCTTTATCCAATTCCATTCCCGGAACGTACCTTTGAGCCTGTTTGGGATCTCAACAATGATATCGTCTGGTGTTCCGCTGAAGCGGTCACTTCTGACGACTAAAAAGCTCTTTCCCTTTCTTGGCTTAAATTTGACTTCCGCCGAATCAGTTACGAATCCGGTTAATGTTGCTCTGTTTAAATCTCCCATTTTTGTTTTCTTTTTCCTTCCTTTTAATGTCGTGTACGAAGTCATTGATTTTAAGCATCACTGCCAGCCCGACTGTACTCATTAAGATATAATCCAACGCCAGAATTGTGAGTGCATCCAAATCAGTCACAGCCCAGCATACGGCAAAGAACACGATTGCCAGGCCAGAAACTCCGAACACTGCAAGCCCCTCTAAGTAAGTTCTCATTATTTTCCTTTCCCCAGTAACCCCATTGCCAGCACTGTAGTCAGCAGAGCAATGATTGCCAGATCTTTGTTTCTTGCTTCCTTCTCAAGGTCTTTGATGATCTCAGAAGCAAGTGTTTTGCCGGTTTCCTTAGTGATTTTAGACATTAAAAATGCCCTCCTGTGTTTTTATTTGTTAAATACAGGAAGGTGTGATATAATCAACCTGTATTTAACTTACTCAAGCTAAGTTAGATACATGCTCCGGTTGGTGTTCCTGCACCGCCGGGGCTGCTTACAACTTAAATGCCTAACATGGCAGCCAGAACGTTTTTGTCGATGTAATCGTAATCTGAAGCATCAAGATAAGCTTCAACGGCTTTCAATCTGCCTGCCAGCATGGCATATTCTTCTTCAACGGTCTCCGGGATAAAATCCACGGAGCTTTCTTTTTCTACAGCCATCAATTTTCTTCCTCCTTTTCACAGTATGGACATGGGGCATTAAGTAACAGGTTGTTCAGCACCGCTTTTACAGATACAAAGTTTTCCTCCATATCACGTAATGCTTCGCACACATCATAATATTTTCTGCTTCCTTCAGTCGTTGTGATGCCGACGCATATCGTGCGATACGTCCCCAACTTTTCACTGCTGAAAACCTTACATTCAAAGCACACACACGCTTCTGGAACTGTGTCCTGTGCTTTCCGGCACATTCCATATAAGGTATCAGCATAAAGGTTAAATTTCTCTGCTTTTGTCATTTGTCCGCTCCCATCCCGGCGTTTACCGCCTTGAAGATCATCTGTTTTGTTTTTTCCTCTCCGAACGCTTTGGAAAAGGAACTGTAGGTACGAGATATGATTTCCGAAAGATCATGGATAACTTCATTTCCCGCACCGTTGATTGATACGTTTCCTTTTTCGCATTTAATCATCTGATTTTTACCTCCTGATTGTTTCTTTAGATGTTTATGAATCTGTGCCAGAAGCATTCAACGAAAAATATCCATCTGGCAAATAGGTTTCTTCTTGATCAAGCATGATAAGGAAATAGGTTTCTTTGATGTTCGTACCATCTTTGAAGCCTTTTCTTCTTTTTGTACAAACTCAACTGGCATTTCCTGTCCTTTGAATTTAATGCTTTCAATTTCTCCGATGCCTTTCTGGTTCACCTGTAACAGTTTTAAATCTGTTGATAAATTTAAGGCATTCAGATCAATTGAAAGAACAGGAACGGAATCACCAACCCCTTGTTTCAATTCAAAGCTTCTCACTCCCTCAAGTTTGTGACCGTCTACAAGGATTTCTGTGAATATTCCTTTTTCGCCGTCTACCTGACGGATTTCAATTTTCGATGCTTTCATACGGCTCCTTTCTATTGTTTTTCTTTTCTTATCTACCTATAATGTATTTACAGGCACCGCCATGCCGAGTAAATGAAAGGAGATAAACGCTTGCTAATTCAAAATGAAAATGACCTGCTTGGTCTTTTGATTCAAAATGCTATCAACGATTTCATGAATCAATACGACCTATTACAGTTATCTGGTCTCGATCACCAGACGTACAACTACTACGTGAAATCTCTTAAATCTCGAAGTCTTGTAAATACTGACTTAGCCAATATATACTTGACTGATTTAGGGAAAAACTCCTATGTTTCCAAGCAAGACAAAGCAAAGAAATCACTTTTTGATTTTTCCAAACTTTCTCTCAAATTCATTATCAAAACATCCCTTGGTATTGGAGTCGCGCTTCTGACTGCTTTCCTTATCTGGCATTTTGGTTGGAATTAATCCAAGCGTTTTGAGTATCAGTAGGATGTTGTAAACCGGAATATCTGGCATCCCTTTCATAAACAGGTTAATCTCGCAGAGGTCTGAATACTGTTCGTCCGTAATGCGGATGCCGATATTCTCTAAATCCTCTTTGAATGTAGAAAACTGTTCTGCCACTGCCTCGCCCTCCCTACATCGTCACCTGTTCGATCACTGGAAGAATTCCGTTCTCTTTCAACGTTTCATAAAGAAAGATTCTTCCTTTCTGTGACCACTTGGTATTCATCTTCACATCCGGTCTGCCATCTGATCTCACAATGTCAACTGTTTTGGAATGCGTATACCCCATTCCGTGATATTTGCTGTATAGCAACCACTGGTCACTTTGCTTATACTGGATTCCCAGATTATGAAGGACTTCATTCATCTTTTTACCGGACATTCCATAATCTTTTGCAATCTGGGTGATTGTTACAAGCCCTGGATTATTCAAGATTTCATCGTAGTAGTCAGCTTTCGGTTTTAATTCTCCGATGATCTGATTTTTCATATTAACTTCTGTTGACAGCGACTTAACAGAGTCTTTCAGCTTCGCAATCGTCCGGTCTGCCATCTTCAATGCTCTGGCAAAAACCTGTTCTGGTGTATTCCATGCTTTTTCGAGGTCTAAAAAATATTGTCTGTACTGCCTGCCTTTTTCCGAACGCTGAATCATGCAAATCTGTTTTGCCATGTCTACGGAAATCTGGTAGTCAGTAATCTCTCTTTCTGCTCCATTATTTACAAGTGTGGAAGTTTTCACGCTTGTAAAATCGTTTCCTTCAGCAAAACCATATGCAGACATTCTTTCGAACCATCTCGAAAATCTATCTGTAATCTCAAGTCCTGCGTGTAAATCTCTTGCTGATACAGTTGGTTCTTCACCACTGTAATTAATAGGTATTAATTCGTTCATTGTTCTCCTTTCTGTGTTATACTTTAATAAAAAAAAACGGAGGGTTAATTATGCCAAACACTATTATTAAATTTGTTGTAGAAAATAAGTCTTTGCTTACAACCGTTATTGCGATCGCAGGATTTGTTCTTTCTCTATTTCAATTCATTCATTCACTTTGGAGTAAACGAACAAATATTTCTGTTTCATTGGAAACACTGTGCACTTTAAATGTAGAAAACAAAAAGTCTATCAAACTAGGTTTAATCTTTCAGAACAATTCATCTTCTCCTATAATTATTACCAAAGTTTCTTTACTTTTGAATCATCGTGCTTCGTATTCATGTGTTCTAACCCATAGATGGGTTGCTGAACGTTATTATCCAAAGCACAATGAAACAGATATTCCCATCACTGAAAGAATATTCAGTGCGGATTTTCCGATCTCTTTGCAATCATCACAAGGAATATTTGAAATTGTCCTATTTGACATTCCTGCTAATATTAAATTGAGCAAAGATTTTATCACATTAAAAATAATCACAAACAAGAAGAATAAAATATATACTCTTCAAGTACCAAAAGAAAGCAAAGATTTACTTTCGATTTAAGAAAAAAGTGATTATATTTAAAATGATTGCTGCAATAGAAAAGAAAAGCACTACATCGTATAAATTCATCTAATTTACCTCCTTTTTACTGGAATCGGCAATTTCCTTATCTCTAAGGGCTGACAGATAAACGATTGCCATATTTTTGTTTTCTTCTGATAATGTTGCGAAAATATCGGCAATTCGTTTTCCGTCTTCAATATCTTTGTTTTTTAATACTTCCATATTTTTCTCCTTTCTGTTTAGTGAGTTGTTTTTTTGTATCAGCTTTTCAACTTAGTTTAATATTACTACAACTCAGTTTATCTGTCAAGCATAATTTTAAACTCAGTTTAAATTTTTATTGACTTTTCTTTCTCTAAGATGTATTATGATATTGGGAGGTGAGGAAATGACGGACATTCTCATTAGAGTCCGAGAGGTACTTTTGGAAAGTCAAAAATCCCAAACTGAGATAGGGAAAGCAATCAGAAAAACTCCTCAGTATGTTTGGAAACTTTTGAATGACGACAATGCTAATCCAAGTAAAAGCGTTATCAAAGACATTTGCCAAGCATTCGGGATTAACGAAGACTGGATCAATAAAGGAGAATTACCCAAGGATCTAAAATTGGACAAAGATTTCTCTTCTATATGTGCTGAAATAGGCACTGAGGATTCCAAGGCAAAAGAAGCTATTATGAAATACTATCAATTATCATCAGAAGGCAAAGAATTGTTTTGGAAGTTCATTGAAAGGTTCGCCAAATAGAAAGAAGCAGGGATTAATCTCCCTGCTTCTTTTCTTTCTCAAAAAGAGTATGTGTAAAGCTATAAATCATCGCCAAGAATCTTACGCTTTCTATCTTTTGTATCATACTAATAATTTCTTTCTTATAGTCCTTGAACTACCCCACCCGACTAACGTCGGATGGGGATTCCACGGGCTGGCGCCCGTAAAACCCCGATAGTCCAGCTACGGGTATTCTGATACGACTTTACAGCTTCTCATCCGAAGAATCAAGGCAACAGGCCTATATCAGCGTAAGAGTCCGGATATACACGTCCGTCCATATACCTGCCGTATCATACTATTGATACGTACAAGAGGCCTTTCCGAAGAAAAGCTTTTCATGGTAAGAATACCCGGAAGGTTAACGAGTTACATTTTTATGTCAATCAGTATCTGTTTAGATTAGTGTCGGTCAAAGTTAATAGTAACAAGCCGTCCAGCCTTTCATCTCTGCAGCAATAGCCTTTAAAGATTTTGGCTTCTTCGGCTTTCCAGTTTTTGTGAGTCCATCCCCTTTTTTATATTCATACGGGATTGAACGGTAAAAGCTATGAGTACATATTCCTGACAGCTTACTTGATATATATTTCCATACCTTCATTAAACTATAGATATCTTCTCCATCTGACAATTCTTTTTTAAGACTGTCTGTCAAACGGGCAGCCATCTCTTCTTCCAGAGTAAGTTTATCTCTTAATCCCATACCTTTCAATCCAATCACATATGAGGCTGCTTCATGTATTGAAATACCAAGTCTTCTCATATACAGGATTTTTCCAATCTGGCTTGTATATGCTGGATTTATTTTAATGACACCAAAGCTTCTGCGGTATGACTGGTTTTCAATACAGGATTCCATTTTTCTGTATGCAAATATAGAAGCATGGCGGTTACCCTTCGCATTTCCATATTTCATACCATGTTTTGATATCGTGGTATCTATGTCTTCCATAACAAGCGGTTTTTTGCGGTCTTCACAGTACTGTCCAACCTTTGACATGATACGGCCTATCTCATCAGAAATCTGCCCGCTTGTTTTATTTTCAGGATTGAACCTCAGTACCTTACCTGATATTCTGTTTCCGTCTTTATCAATATCAGTTAATGCGACATGGTCATAATTTAAATCAATAGAAACGCATCCGTCTTCAAATGACTCATTACAGTATGTATTTTCCAGAACCATAGTTACAGATGGGATGAAATATAATCTCCCTTTTTCATCACATTTTAACTGAAAATTATAACATACGGGCTTTCTGTCATCAGGTTTGGCATTTAGAGCATCAAGCCAGAGATTATTGTCTCTGGAAAGTTGGAAGTCTAAAAGAATAGCTTCTTTTCCATCCATGCATGTGATAATTAGTGCCTCTTTGTGTCCGTCAAGTTCTTTTCTGGTGGCAAAGTCAGCTGCAGAAGCCTTTCTTACAAGGAAATTACAGTTTTTGGATGTGTGGCGGCCAGGAAGACTCATTGACGCATGTCTTTTGTTAAAAAATTCCTGTTTCCATATTTCAATATTAATATCCTCGGAGTCTTTCTCTGAATACATCTTTTTTGAACCAAAAATGATGCGTTTTGGAGGATTCTTTTTAAGGCAGTCAAGCTTATCCTGCATATGGTTTCTTGCAGAAATTAAAAGTTTCAACCTGCTCTTAAGTTTTCTGATGTCAGCCTCAATGTTTCGTTCATATATGTCAACTTCAACTTTTTTGTTTCCAGGAAGTGAGACACTCTTACCTGTCATTTTTGTCTGGCAGCCAGAATAAGGAGTTTTCCATTTTTTAGTTTTAGCATATATTACAAGGGACTCTTTGATTGCCTGTTTCTTTTCAAGCTGTTCAATAGTAGAAGCTATCTTTGTATCCCTGGCATCAAGGTCTGATTTTTTGGTTTTTATATACAGTTTATTCAGCTCATTCTGAGATGACAGCATTCCGGAAGCAGACGTATAGACTGCACAGTTGTAATAGTCACTGGTCTTAAATGTGTCTTTGCACCATTTAGAATAAGTATTTTCTGTAAGTATGCCAGTATTTTTATATTTTTTATCGTAAAGCAGGTTATACATCTGTATCTTCATATCATTAAATCTGTATTCTGTATCAACAAGAGAGTCAGAATTGATTATAAGATTCTCGTCGATATAATACCTTTTATCTGCGTTTATTGTACGTGTAATTTCCATATTGCGTTGTCACCTCGCTTTCGGTTGAAATTATTCTTAGTGTTGATAAAACCTTTTATTTATGCTATTATTATACCATATTTAAAAACCTAATGCAAGCTCGGTTAAAATCTATTTTGGAGGGGTTTTATGAACAAAAAAGAAACTGATGGAAAATACAGTAGACGCGCCCATTCTGTATGCTGTTTAACATATCATGCAGTATTTGTTATCAAATACAGAAGAAAAGTTATTGATGATGAAATAATGGAGTTTATGAAGAACCACACAAAATATCTGATTGAAGACAGGTTCAAAGGAAAGATGCTTGAATTTAATGGAGAAGAAGACCATATACATATATTATTTGAACTTCCGCCGGCAGCAGCACCTTCTGTGATAATATGCAGCTTAAAGACACAGCTGTCTAAGGAAGTGCGAAAGCGGTACATAGAACAGATACAGGGAAAATTATGGAAGGATTCTTTTTGGAGTGACAGCTATTTCCTCTCAACCACAGGAGGAGCAAGCCTTGAGTCTTTAGAAGAATATATCAGACAGCAGGGAATAGAAAAACCAGAACGGCCAAAACGTAAATATACTAAACGAAAGCGAAAGTAAAAGCTCAGAATAATTTGACTCCGTCAAAGCACATTCATCCCCACCCGACTACGTTACAAGGAATATTGTTACTTCGTCGGATGGGGTTTTCTGTGCTCTAATAGATAAATGCGAATAGCGATACTTGACGATAACCAGCTTGATATTGATTATTTCAAGGCAAGGGCTGAGTCATTTTTGAAGAAAAAGGGCGACAGAACGTACCAGATTTCAGAATACACTTCTGGTGTCCCTCTTGTGGATGATGTGAAAGACGGTGAATGGTTTGACTTGATCGTGTTGGACATCATTTTAAAAGACGGCGAAAATGGTATTGATGTAGCATATAAGTTACGTGGCTCTGGTTATTCCGGAAGTCTGATGTTCTGGACAGCTCATGCCGGCTACATGCGTGATGCTTTTGATGTTCAGGCAACACAGTATGTTATCAAAGGGCATGAAGATGGAAGGGTGTTTTCCGTAATTGATACTACACTTGGAAGATTGGAAGAACGGATGCTCACTGTAAAATTCAAAGGTGATTTCCACAGGGTTTTCTTTCGTAACATCGAATATATAGAAAGCCGTGGTCAAATGTGCATCATCCATTGCACGTGCAGGCATCAGTATGGTTTTTACCGGCGTCTGCATGAGATAGAAAAAGTTCTGGATCGGCGTTTTGTCCGGTGTCACCGCAGTTATATCGTAAACATGGATTACATCGCAAACATTGCATCTGACATCAAGATGATTTCCGGTGATATCATTTCAATATCGCAGAACCGAAAAAGAGAAATAGAACAGATATATCAGGAATATCTCGAAGAATAAGAAAAGAGTCGGGTTTTTATGCCCAACTCTTTTCCTGACTGTCCACTCGTGCCGCTGCTGACAGCCCCCGAATTGGGACATACAGCTCTTCCGTTCATGCACGTCGGAATCAGTCTGCACTATCAACTTGTGCTAGCCACACAGGGTGCTATACGTCATAAGTTCAATCCCTGTGCGACTGCTAACAGTATAACTTGTTCTGAAGGGAAAATCAATCAGAACATCATTTCGTGTTGGCTTTCATGTGCTCAATCACTCTCTTCCAGGTATCAATGCCGCAAGTTCCATTTGCAGTTACACCGGTATTTTTCTGAAAAACTTTGAGGGAATTATATGTATCGTTCCCAAACTGTCCGTCAACTTCTACACCCAGCATTGCCTGAAGCATTGCTACGGCTGTACCGGAACTGCCCTTTCTCAGAATCGGAAGCCTTGTCTGGAAGGTACCGGTGAGCGTGGTTGAAGGCGTACTTACTTTTGCACCGGTGGTAACAGCGATAGCCACGTGGTGATTATCATTCAGGAGGATATCTCCTGCCTTTAGATAGTCACCGGATGTCAGATACTTACTATCCGTCAGTACTTTCGCACCGGCAGCCTTCATTGCGGTCCTCATGTTCCGTGTTGTCAGATAGATGCTGACTGCTTTGAGTTTTGCGTTATTTAAGCGATACCCAGCTCCTTTGACGATAGCTGCTGTACTTGCGCTGCAATCAGATTCACAAGCTACCGTGATCTGCGCCGGATCGTAGTTGCTCGCCTTCAGATGCTGCCAGAACGAATACCGGTCATTGCTGTTTCCGGCAGTACCCTGATCGTACCCGATGAGATTATTCTGGGCCGCTTTTGTCGCCATGTCTGCGATCATGGCTGCGATTTTGGCGTCATTGAATCTCAGGACACAGAGCCACGGTCTACTGTACCAGTTCATGATCCGATATTCTGTACCAGTCTGGTCTCCTGCTTTCCCACCTGCATATTTTCCGTTTTCATCATGTCCACAGTTGCTAATTTTTACCATTTTTGTTTCTCCTTTCTGTGTTGTTCCTCTATAGTCCTTGTAGAACACATCCATATCAACATTTCCGCTGATACCGGATACTTTTCCCTTGCTGGAATACTGCCAACCTACACCGACTGATGGACGTAATCTTTCCTGTACAGAACCATTATCGTCAGCCGGATATCGAGCAATCCAACAATCGTACTTTTTCAGGGCATCAGTCAAAACGTTATTATACCAGTCCGTGTTGCAGTAGATACCGACCTTATAACCAGCTTTTTTCATCCTTGTCAGAAATGCCACTGCAATGTTTTCGACTGCCTGCTTGCCGAGTTTTCGCTGATTAGACCACTCAAGGTCGTAGAACATTGGGAAGTCCAGTCCTCGCCCGTTGAGTGCGGCGATCACATCTTCCGCCTCATCAATAGCCTGTGCCGGTGTTAGAGCGTATGAATACTTATACCCGCCGATAAGGATTCCGTTGCTCTTGCATCCCTTGTAATTGTACTCGAATGAGCTGTCAACGCCTGATTTCTGATGTACTCTCAAGATTGCGAATTTAATGCCGGATTTAGACACTTTCGCCCAGTCCGGTTTTCCTTGGTTGGATGATACGTCAATTCCTTTAATTTCCAATTTATCAACTCCTTTTTATGAAATTTTCAAAGTTTCTTAATCAACAAAATGGGAAGAGGAAAATTTTATGGTTTTAAGTTCCATACGACAGTATCATTTTTCAACATTTGTATACCACTTACTCCGTCTGTATAAAATCCAATGGTTGTTCGATTTCCGTCATCTGTCCAAAAATCAAGGTAGGCATTGTTTATTCCAACCGAACCTGAACGGAAAGTTATCCGGCTTATATTTCCATTGAATGCAGTTTTGGACGCCTTACTATTTTATCGTTTTCCATTCGAGCCATGTGTTTGAATCTGTACTTAAAGATCTGTACAAAATATAAGGATGGTTTCCGGGGAAAACAATTTGTGTAGCTCTTCTTCCCATATTCATAGGCGCAAGAATTAATAAAAAACAGTTTGTGCAGTTGTCATTTGGTCGGTTAGCAGATGCCGAAACTTCAGCGCCTGTTAAATAATACACTCCAGTGGTTTTTAATTCATTATAATCAAACGCCTGTTCAAGTAAAATGGCACTTCTGGCTAATATGCTCAGAGGGTTACTATTTTATTGATAACTTACTTTCCGATAAGCATACACTGAAATGCTGGAAGCTGAGTATTAATAATCGCTGAATTATCACTAGCGTTTCGGATTCTAAAATTAATTTCGTTTTGTGTCCATCCTGATATGATAACAATATAAGGATATTGTAAGTTATCTCGGATGTTGGTAACAACGTAAGGCATCCTCGAAAATGAATTAGGTACGTTGATTCTTATATTACCAGTGCTATCCGTTGAACCAGACATAGTGATTATTAAGGTTTTATTATTTAATTCATTTATGGCGCCGACAAGGGAGCTTTTGTTTGTGGTTGTTAAATTTGAAAGTATTTCCGATGTATTAAAGTGCCTCCACTCACTCCACATTCCAGATGCTTGTTTTCTGATATATGCCTTGGTACCATCTATTAAATCATAAGCAATTTGAAAACCGGTCTGTGCTCTATTGTTGTTCGCGCTTATAATTACGTGCCAGTTAATCTCAACAACCCCGTTTTTGGGGTTTAATAACAAAAAAATCCCAAAACCTAGATTGTTACAGTCGTGGCCTTCACTAGTTATTAAAGTACCAAAAGCACGGTTACCATCTAATTCATTAATCGCCCCCAGTACCGTCTGGTTGCTCGTCTGCAAGTTGTTGATAACCGCATTGGTCAGTTTCCCAACAATTCAGTTCCAGATTCCGCTGAACGGTGAAAGCTTGTTTGCCTTCGATGTTGCGTCATAAATCATTAAAGAATCCGCATCCTCTGGTGTTGCTTTCTGTGTGTACTCATTAAATTTTCCCATTACTGTAATCTCCTTTCTAACTCTTTGATACGTTTTTCTTGCTCGTCAACCTTTGCGCTAAGTTCCTGTATGGCTTTAATGGCGTAGTTCAACAGGTACGGGCTGTTAATCTGCTTAACATCCATCTCGCCGTTTTCGTCATATCCGCCACCCAGAGCCAAGTTCGGGTCGATTTCTTCCAATTCATCCGCCACGAAACCGATGTTTTGATGCCATCCGCCCATCCGTTCTTTCCAATCGAACTGACGGACTTTCATCTGGTTGACCGTTTCGAGAGCGTCTGTTTCGCTGTTTTCGATGTTTTCTTTTAAGCGGATGTCGGAAACTTGTGAGGTTGTATATAAATAGTCTGTGCTAAAGCCAGATCCACCCCATTTAGCACGGATTCCTAAACGTCTGTATGTTGCCGCATCTCCGTGCTTACTGCCTGTTCCCGAAAAAAGATAGGCCACTTGCGAATCATCTGCGCTTACGGACGCTACCGGTTGTCTTTTGACTTTGCCGGATGTTTTTGCTTGATTTTCCAAGTCGTAAAACATAAGGGTTCCATCGACAGTTGCGTTTCCGCCTACGCTCAAGCTTTTGCCAATAGTTGCACTTCCATCTGTCGAAAAATTTGCTCCAAGTTCGCATCCGTCCGTAAAAAGTGAGTTTGTATTTATTCGGACTTTATTGTTCAGATAGCGAACAATATAGCCTTCCCATTTTTTGCTCGTATCACCTTCCATCCAAAGTTCAGGCACTTTATTCTGGACTTTCTGTGCGTACAGCCCATACTTTCCAAGCATCAGCGCATTGTAGTTGTCTGCATCTGTGTAGTCTGTATACAATCGCAATCCGGCAGTATTAAGAGATACCATTGGATTTCCAGTGTTTTTATTAAGTACGACATATCCGGTATATCCTAATCTCGATATCTGATTTCCGTCAGCATCGTAAATCTTCAGCTGACCGTTTCCGTTATTCGTGCCGCCAAGACTGATAACGCCACCCTTCATAGCATTGAATGAGATAAACAGCGTCTGGTTTCCGCTCTCATCTTTTTCGTAGTACAGCCCCTTAAACTTTCCATCATCTGACAGGATATCAACTATCTGCTCCTGTGTCAGTGATGCTACATCAACCGCAACGGAATACGTCTGGTAGTCCGCAAGCTTTGTTTTTGACTGGTCAAAGTACAGCGAAACCTTGAGCATGTCATGGGCCTTGAGCGACAGGCTATTGACATTGATACTCAGCCGGTCAAGTGCCGCAGTCTGTGATACCGTGAGTGTTGCCCATGTAGCGCCGTTGTCGGTGGATTTTTCCAGTTTCCACCAACCTTTTTGTGACTGTGCAATCTCGCCGTTTCCGTCACGATAGAACGAATCCACAATGAGCGATGCCGGCGTTATCTTCTTGTCTGCTCCCATCAGTAACACATCTGCATTGCTCTGGAAGAAGTAAGTCCTTCCGGCAGTACCCGGTTCACCCTTAATCTTTGTCCAGCTATATTTCGTCGGGTCGGTGCTATCGTCTGGCGTGTAATCGGTATACTGCCCGATATACAGCTTATTGACGCTATCATCCACAGAGAAACCTGTTCTACCATCCGCACTGTTGGCATATGCGATATGGAAGTACGGCGTTTTTCCGTCCGCTCCTTTCGGTCCCTGTACGCCTTGGTCGCCCTCGAATTTCGCCCACGTGTATTTCGCCGGGTTGGTGCTATCAACGCCGGAAAAGTCTGTATAAGTTCCGATATACTTGTTTGGCGCCTTACTCATCTGCGCCGCTGTTGGGTTCTGTACCGGCGCGTATCGGATGTGCAGATACGTTGTCTTTCCATCTGTTCCAATGCCCGGGATTCCCTGCGGCCCGGCGTACTGTTTCGCAAGTGAAAACTGTTTCGATACGACAAGGTTATTCAGAAATGCGGCTTTGATGTTCACCCATCCGCTGTCTGCGGTCAGCCCGGTAACAGTGTACGTCTTAGTTTCCTTATTCCAGTTTCCCTGTATGTTCTGGGACGCCGTAATAGTGTACGTACAGTTATCCGTGATATCCTGCGTGCCGTACATGACGGTCGCCGTTGTGGTGCACTCCGGGAACTCTGTATAGTTGCCGTCGCTGTCAACCGGGATGCCCTGATAGTCGTTATCGAGCTGCATGGTCATGTTTCTGGCTAAGGACGCCGCTTCAAGGGCCTCTTCTGCTTTTGTGTCATCCGTATATTTATTCAGTTTCTGCCAATCCGACTGAACATAAGATGCTCCCTTTGCTCTTGAAACTGTACAGGTAAGGATATCTCCGCCTTCATCTTCTCCCTGTGACCACAAATCACCGATATCGTAAGGTGGCTGCGGCTTTGTCACAAACACTCTGCGCTTATGGTCCGCGGTATCTTGTGCGTTTTGAGCCGCCGCAAGAGCTTTTGTGATATCGGTGTCCTGTACAAGAACCCATTCCCATTTACCTACGGTCGAATCATAAAAGAACCGGTAAGCATATCCGCCTTCACCAGTTTCTTTGTTCGGTTTCCAAAAGAACAAATCTCCTTCATGCTTTTTCCGTTCTTCTGTTGTTGTCCAATTAGATGCAGGTTTGTTTTGAAGCGTAGGTTCATAATCGTAGTAGAATGTTTCAATCTGGCCATCTATCTGATCTTGCAATTCTCCTAGTGAGCCAGTTACCGTTTCAGCATAGTCAGATAGTTTTCCGTCTGAATAATCCTTGCTCTCTTGGAGATAGTTTGCAAATGTTTGATTAAGAGATTTCCCTCCACCAATTTGAACACTTCCGTCGAGATATACGGATTTTGTGTCCATATCTACAGAGAAGATGATGCTTCCATCGGTATCTGTTACCGTGATTGCTCCGGCATTAATCCAGTCAGCATTAACACCAACAGCGTTCAAAATTCTCACAATCGTATCTCCGTCAACAGTCATTCCACCATTCCATGTTTGCCCGCCATCGGTTGAAACACCCCATGCTTCTGCGGTCATCTTCCATACAGCCTTTGATTCCGCAAGTGTGGGTTTGTCATGTAAATAAAATATCTGGCTACCGTCCTGTTGAGTCTGGACTGTAGTGTAAACACCGGTGGAATTGTCCAGTCGGTCTTTAAACTCTTGCAATGCCTGCTCTCGGGTTGTTCGCTCTCTCCAAACGGATTTTCTGGCATCCACAGCCGCTTGCGTTACAAGTGAATAAGTCTTTGAACTATTCCGGGCAGCACTTTCGGCATTGCAGGATATCTGTTCAAACGTTCCCGGTTGCAGCACGACATTTGTCAAATAGCTTTTATACTTATTTCCTTTTCGATCGGTGATTAGAACAGCATCACCGGCTTCAAGAACTATATCAGTCAAGCATTCTGTTTCAAACGGTCTAAAAGACATCCCGACGCATTTTTCGCCGATTATACTTGCAACAACCTCTCCGGTTCCTTGCGGAATCAGTTTGTTTGCACTGATTTTCAGAACGTATCCTTCTTCTCCGTACAGATACGAACTTGCTTCTTCGTCCGTAGATGTGGATTCCAGATACTCTGTTACCTGCACACCGGTTATCACCACATCGTCCAAGTTTGGGGTAAAACCATTGGTGGAATTTATAACTGCCCTGTTCGCATCGGTAACTTCTGTGTCATACCATTTTATAGTCAGTCTGCCGTATTTATCGCATCTGGCGTACTGGCATCCGATCTGGCATGTCCATGCAATGACTTGTCTGAAGGTCAGTGCTTCATCATCAGGCCTTGCCGGTATCTGGTAAGAATCTTGATAGAAATTAAGTGTGTCCAGTGTTACTCCGCACACCTTGCAAGCATCCTGTATGATTTGTTTCCTTGTCGCCGGATATTTCAGCTTACTTGCAGAATAATCACGGTCGAACTTCCGCATGTTATCTTCACATTCTAGTTCGATAATTGTAGTGTTCTGGTACGGAGTATCTACGACTGTCATTGTGCATATCCGGATTTTTTCTATCAAAGCATTTTTGTGCACTATGATTTCGTTACCGGTCGTATCCAGAATCTTATCACCAGTGGTATCAAGCAATGCGCTGGTATCTTCCGGTTCAAGTTCGATTCCTACGTAGCAGATCACCGTAGCATCCGTAAAATCATAATCTGTATACTTTCCATCAAAGTTATTGATTGATAGGTTCAAAGTATTGATATTTGCGGACCCGATGTTAAACGTGTTGTCGTCAGACACGGAATCCTCGAACTTCATACCATTCGACCAAAAATCAGCGTTGGTAAGATTGATAATTGTCCCATCCGTCAGCGTTATGTCAGCGTATTTTAAATAATTCCTGTTATCGTTATTTTGCTCATTCTTAAATCTGTCTGAAATATCTCTCAATCTCTCACCTCCTATTGCTCGATCAAGTCAAATTGCAATCCTTCCATCCGTTGATTCCCGACCCACCAGCATTTAAAAGGAGCGGACCGGTCGCCAACATAAAAGGTTCGGACTTCATGTTTGTTTCCAGACAAGAGATCAGGATATTCAACAGAAATGTACTCTGGGTTGACCGCCTGCACGATTTTGCAAGCTTTTTCCCATTCCGGTGCGTTCCAACCTATTTCCAATTTTCTCTTTTGACCAACACGGTTCTTGTGCATGATCGTGTCATCAGTACGCCCGGATTCTGACGCTGATATGTCCTGAAGCCCCCATGTGAAAGAGGACGGGCAAGGCATCGCTGCGCCATTAATTTTTATAAAAACGTCTGCCATATTGAATAATCACCTCATTTTTGCGCATGAAAAAAGCGCCTATCAAAGATAGACGCTTTATGATTATTCATTATACTTTTTTGGCGTAATATGATTCCATATTTTTACATATGATGTTCATTCAAACAAATCGCCCGGGTCCTCTATTGTATATGCCGGTTTCTTTATCGTAACTGTTATATAGCCTTTCTTTCCACTAGCAAGAGTAACCAAGATTTTAGTCTTTCCTGCTTTTCCATTTCCGTAAATATTGATTTGTTTGTTCGTGATCCCCACTGCAAGCATGGATCTATTTTGCGGTTTTGCAGATTTAATGCGATCTCCATTTGCCAGCGTAACCCTTACGTTTGTGGAGCTATATGCATTCATATTTACATTTCTACGGTTGAATTTAAGTATTGGTTTTAACTTACTTCCAACACTTCTAATCTGTTTTCTTTTACATCTTGAACAAATTCTTGCTTGCGTTGCTTTCTTGAATACAGTTGCTTTATTAGCTTTTTTCCATCTGGACCATTTATGTCCCAACGCTTTCCCAGCAGTTTTACCGCAACGACTACATCTTTTTGCCGATGTGCAAGTAGCTGATCTCCAATTATGTCCAAGTGCTCCGCTTAAAACTTTTCCGCAATCCTTGCATTTTTTGGGTTTAGTACATGTCGCTTTTGAAACAGAAGAATGCGTGCAGTACCAAACTGTAGGAATCTCTATGAATGCATAATTTGCATCCACATACGGAGGCGATGATATATCCCCATAATTGTAGAAGTTTCCGTTGTCGAAGCACTGAGTATTGCCGTTTCCATCATCTTGTGTTGCACGTTCTAGTAAGCAGTTCCCTTGATAATAATTTAGGCAGAAGATATTGCCATCAACATTAACTGTTCCATGGTTCCTGAATGTTCCAAGAATATACAAATTTCCGTGTACTGTCAATTCCCCGTAGAATGTAAGATCAGCATTTCTTCCTACATACATATCCCGGTCAACAGTACGTCCACTTATTTCAGTTCCGCCTCTGTTCTGGATAAAATCTCCATCATCCGTGTATCCTATGTCTATCGGGAACATTGCCGCCGATACCGGAATTGCCATGGCAAGCGCCATAATCATTGCCAGCAAGATCACTGTAAACTTTTTCCACTTTTTCATTTTCTTTTTCCTCCCTTGGATTGATAGTTCAATTATACATCTGATAAAGAGAAACTACAATGAGAATCGCAGTAATTGATTAGGCAAAATCACGTAGAATCCATTTTTGTGTTTCCGTGGAGTTTTATCGTTCAAAAAAATCGTGCCCGTATTTAAGCCGTTTTATTTGAGTAATGCCGTGTCAATGATCTGAAAGTTTGCCCGGTGGATGTAAAGGGCTTTCCCGTCAATCATGAGCTTTGTCATTTTCGGCAACTTCTTCGGAATTTTCCAGTATACTTCGTCACCAGAATATGCTGTAATAGGTTGCCCAAGCTGAGATTTAATCACAACAACTCTAGATTTTCCGAAATAATTCTTGTACTGATTTACGATCCCGGCAACGTAAGTATTGTCAGAAAGTTTTCCTGTAGATTGACTGTAAATATCAGTCTGCTTAAAATCCACATCCGGCTCCAGGCCATCTTGCTCAAATATGCAGGTGTCGCCGCAGCTCTGGATTTCCTTGCCGTCAATATTGATTGTGATCACGGATGACAGCTCGTATCCGCTGACCACAGTTCCATCACTGTTGTAAGAAGTTGTCTTAACCGGATTCCCTTGAACATTGATCTTGTCGCCGACCGTGGTCATGACCTTTTGACCGTAGTTATCATAGGTGCGGATTGTATATCCATTTCCAACCAGATCGCCTTTGATGTCATTAATAGTATCGTCCATCAGAGCGCATCCGGCAGCTCCTCCGGCAAAGCACAGACACAGAATTGTCAGTAACATGATTTTTAATTTTTTCTTCATCTTTTTTCCTCCCTAGATATACGGTTTCCGTTTGTGGTACGTTATCAGCTGGCTGTATCTCAGGGGCTTTCGCCCATGCATTCGGAACTCATTATTTCTGGTTCCACGTTTTGCCACTATACAGTCCATCGCCTTTCGGATGTTTCTATACTGGCCTTTACGAAGTCTGATCTTTCTCCGGTTCATCTTTTTCCTCCTTATCGTCAAAATGACGATATCCCCATTTTGGGATTAAAACAAATGCCAGCAATGGCCACGCTGAACCTGTCACTTTACAGGCCGTGGCAATAGCCGCTGAACAAGCGATCACTGATACTGCGTTCAGAATCATAACATATTCCATTTCCTTTCCCTACTTTCTCGATAATTGATTGAGTAAAATCGGCTAGAATCCATTTTTATGTGCCGTGTGAGGAAATTATCACCTATGGTATTTCAAGCGTATTTCGGATTGGTTTAATCAATGTATTCTTGGTCATCCCATTTCTGCTTTACCCGTTCACACAAAATTCTCTGATTCTCCTCAGTGAAGAACAGCCAGATATGACGGTCAAAGCTTTTTCCGTTTCGTTGGCCAAGGTCTGACTTGAAGAACTCATCTATCATGTCCTGATAGAACCGGAGTTCATCTTTTTCTTCCACGTCCGCTTTCAGAAGCGGTGAATCATCGCCAATGATAACACCCATGAACTGATTTGCGTATTTGGTAGAAATCATTATATGCTGTTCGCTCATGTGTTCTCGGTACTGTTTGAAGTAATAAGCGATAACTGCCATGGTCAGACAGATGTCATGATCTTCCAGAATATTCCCCTGTTCACCATACAGTGAATCAAACTTATTGTACAGAATCTGCGGTACATCTTCGTCCCGGTATTTCTCAGAACGATTTTTCTGTTTTTGCTTGCGGTACACTTCCTTCTGCTCAGTTGTCCGTGAGGGTATATTATTTATATCTAGCATATTAATATTATTAGGAGCAGAAGTCTTTGAACCTTTATCATTCTTTGATAAAGTCTTTTTCTCTTTATTTGATAAAATAAAGTCTTTATCTGTATTCTCTGTATAGTGTTCTCTGTAAGTAGTCTCTGGTAATGCTTCT